AACTACCTTCTTTCATAAACAGGTCTCTCACAGATAGCGCATCAATGGCCTGGATAGTGATGTTGAATAGATCGCCAAAACTAGGATCACCTTGTGGAGTTACACTTACAGTTTCCCCTTGAGATACTTTAGCGACAGGTGAACCGTTTAGCGATAGTACATTATTATCCACGCCGCCCTTCCCCCCTACCATAAAGGAACCGCCGTGAGCGAACCCTAACAGCCCGCCTAACAGTCCGCTTCCTCCAAATGGCAAAAGGAAACTACCTAGGCCAAATCCCCCTTGGCCTCCAAATACCCCCACAAGAGCTTGATGGGCCAGGTATCGGATAACTGCTCGTGTGATTTCATCATAAAAATCTAGCAAGACTTCTTTGAATGTCTTGGTCCCTGTCACCAAAGCGTGAATGCTGTTAGCAAGAAAATCTTCCATGCTCTGGTAAATATTATTCATCAATTTGCCCCAAGCACTTGCATTGAACTCTGCGACTTCTACAAACTTGTCAGCAAGTTCACCAAGCCTAGTCTGTAGCTCTTGGAGCCTTTCAATAGATGCTTGAGCATATACTTCTGATATGATGCCTGCTTGTTGTTGTTCCTGTATTCTCTGAATCTGATCTGCAATATTCTTGAATGTATTGTTTAATTGCTCACGAGCACGAAGCCCAGCAAGTGCCACTTCATCAAATGAATTGCTTAATTCATATCCTGTGACTACAAGATCAGTGGCGACAATGCGCTCGGCAATGTCTGCCTCAGTTTTCATTCTAGTTGCTTCTGCTTGCTCTCTTGTGAGCTTAATAGCATTCTCTCTGGCCGCGTTCATCTTATTCTGAAGATCGGTCAGAAGTGCTAATGCAGCAGCTTGTCCATGATCTGCGTCAATATTATCCATAACAGCTTTTGTAAGCTGCTGGATGCGTAATTGATAGCCAGCGAACCGGGCCTCAACTTTTTGTATGGCTAACTCTTGAGCAGTAAACCCTTCTGTTGTTCCAACTAAGAATTCATCAAATGTCTCACTAAGGCGAGCAACTTGCTGCTCTGTTTTCTCAAATTGTTCAGCAGAAATGTTAGCAATAATTGTTTCGCCAAGTGCAGCAATTTGTCCCTTGGTAGCAGTAAGAGTATCAATTGACGCCTTAAGGCCAGCAATTTTGCTGTCGCCTTCTGGTAATTTATCAATCTGTTTATTCAGATTGCCGATAATTTTATCTACACCACCAAGTTTTTGTGCAATTTCTGCACGCAGATTACCAATTTGCGTGCCTGCTCCAGCAGCCTGTTTCTCTAGGCGCTCAAGATATGTTCCGAGTTTCTGAATTTGAGCAAGATCAGTTGGACTTGGGCCACCAATATCCTCTAGTGGCTGTTGGGCTGCTAATATTTCTGCACGAGCGGCCGCAACTTTCTTTGCCAATTCCGCCATTGATTTGAAGAAATCATCAGTGGCCTTAGCTGCCTCATTGCCAAATTCACTGCCACCTTCAACATCAAAAATCTCACCTAAGATGCCTGTATCATAATCACCAGCAGCCTTGGCACCTTCAATATATGCTTTTACTGTTTTCCAACCAGCTTCTCGGCCAACCTTAAGTAATCTCTCTTCATCAAACAGTGAAGTAGGATCAGACCAAAATTCATTAGCCTGTGCCTTTATGCTTGCCCACAAACCTAAGAAAATTGCTATAACAATTGTTACAATCTTATTAATTGAAGTAAATACCTCATCAGCATACAAAATTGCTGCAGTGATTAATCCACCTTTTCGACCAAATATAAAGAACCCGATAAGGCCGCCAGCAGCAACATCCTCAAGGCCTAAAGCACTAAGAAAACCAAATAATGTTTGAACAAGACCTGTTATAATTTGAATAACGCCACGAATTTCATCACTAAAAGCACCAAATAAGGCGCCAGCCGCTGCACCTTTTCTGCCACCAAATAAGATAAACCCAATAAGCCCACCCCCAACGACCTCAGCTGGGAGGGAACTAGTGGCAGCAGAAATTGCCCCAACAAGGTCTTTGATTATTCCAATAAGATCAATTAATGGTGTAGATGCCTGGGCAGCAAATACAGCAATCTTTCTAATACCATCCCAAAACTTATTAATAGCCTCTTGCCCAGCATCACTTTGAAGAAATTTTGAAAACTTTCGGATTTCAGCATTCATTATGCCAAGGCCGGCAGCAACCTGATCAAAAGCGCCAGACTTAACAAAAAGTGCTTCAGATAAAACTTGGAATTCAGTTACAGTCTGTTGGAGCTGCCCGGTAAAGGTGTTTTTCATCACCTCACCAAGCCCGTGGAATTTTTCGTCAAATCCCTTAATTAGTGCATCAAAACCTTCTTCAAACTCAACTCTACCACGACTAACATCAAGAATTAATTGAGCAACAGATATGCGCATTTGCTCGGCCATAACACGCATGGCCGTTGGAACAGCTTCACCAAGTTGCTGCCTTAATTCTTCCATCGAGATAACGCCCTTACCAGCCATTTGCTGGATGGCGATAGTCATTCGCTTGAATAACTCATCACCGCCACCAAATGCGGCAAGGGCATCGGCCATGGCCCTTAGTGGACCATTGCCTTGATCATCTGTTATTGGATCAATACCAGAAGCCTTCAGGCGAACAAACGCCTGAGCCATAGTATTAAGAGTAAATGGAACCTTAGATGTAGTTGCAACTAAGCGGTCCATTACCGCTGGGACGCCTTCAAAATCTTGCGTCAGAGCAGCAATCTGGAACTGAAGGCGCTGCATCTCAGCGCCCATTTCAACAAATTTTCTAAGGAGTGCTACACCAGAAAATAAAGCAATGATCGACCAAATTCGATCAAGGCGACGAAAGTGCAGTGAGGTCTCATGAACGCGGCGACCTAGGCGGTGAAGCCTGCCCTCCATGCGGCGAAACGTACCAATGGCATCATTGGCCGTTGCCGATATTACAATTCTAACGTCTGTTGTGGGAACCGGGGGCACGGCGCGTCCTGTCCTGTTCTTCTTTCATCATCGTGTTGAATGTTTCTTTCAACACATCAAAGCAAGCTTGAGTAAAACCATCTTGCTCTAATAGCGGTGCCCCATCGGGTGTTCTATATTGGTACCATCCTCCTTCATTCCTGGTGTGGCACTTAGCAAATAGTGCTAAATAAAAACCACAACCCCTTTGTCTAGTACGCAGCTGAGAAACTTGTCCTGATGTGTGTGCCCACTGAGACAGTCTCGCTGCGTTTCTTAGTTTTTTTCCTCATCCTTATCTGGCAAGGAAATGCTAGCAAGCTGTGTGAGAAGTTCAGCTGCCAGCTCAAGGTAGTATGGAAATTCTACCAAAGTCTCAGCGGTGACCGGGCCTGATTCATCTTCCAGATTGCTGACTTCGATGTACTTAGGGATCAGCGTTCCAGCTTGTTCCATCAAGCCTTTGAACTTTTCAACATTCGTATTTTTGAGATCATCTGGATTTTGGACGCCCAAGCCTTGAAGAGCATCCATCAACATTAGCAAATCTGCCATATTGAGTGGCTTTAGTGTGGCAGTAAATTGTTCCTTCTTTGGAAGTTGGTGATTGCCATTCCAAGTTGGAACATACTGAACGCTGCGCGTGAAGCTCGCCTTCATGCCCCTTTTCCTTCTCTTGTCAAAAGCACGACGCTGTTGACGGTTCAAATGTGCCCCTAGTAAACGCTAGTCACATTCGTTAGGAATGCCTCACAGAGATACAGGCTAGTTGGATCGCGTTCAGCCTTCCCAGTAAAGGATGTCTGGAGCCGGTTTGGCCCACCAATCGGAGTGGACCAGCTCAAGAATTTGAACTGGGGAATATCCAACTGGAGTGTCGGATAGAAAGCTGAATTTGGATTACCAAGCAGCTGATTGGAGGCAACGTTTTGCCAAGTCATCCGCAAAGAGCGATTCTCATATGCGGTAAACGAATCATATGCGGTCTGGTCTCGGAAGGACACAGTGCCATTGGTATTGATTCGCCGGAATTCATTGACTTGGTATTCAGCATAGTTCTTGTTGCCATCAAGCAACACCACGCCTTCTAGTGGCACATTGAGGTTGATATTGATAGCCTCAAAATTTGTGTCAACAAGAAGGTTGGCAAATCCTTGCTGGCCGGAACTGATCTCAACAGAGGCCATGTCCCAGACCCAAGGCTTGCTTCCAGATACCTTGGTCAGGTTTTGAATGGCAGTGGTTCGCTCAAAACGTTCCACTTTCCGAGCCATTACGTTGATATTTGCACCAACTAACTGACCAGCAGTTGCCTGGAATTCAATTCCGTGGATTTGACATCCTTGGAAGTAGAATGCACTCCCCACGTCCTTATACACCATGATAGTGTAAGGCGGCAGGAAATTTCTGTTGTCCACTGCAGCCTGGATTGGAAGGAATGAATGTCGAAGAACAGGCCGGCCAGCACCTAGTGCGGATGAGTTTGCTCCAAGCGATCCTGCTTCACAAAGAACTGTACCACTAGATTGACCAAAGACGCCACGCATCCAATGGCCAATAGCGTTAGGATCAGGCTCAAGAAGAACATCACCAGCGCCAAAGTCGATACCCTTATGAGAAGGTGGCGCATCTTTGTTGCCAGTGATACTTCCTTCTTCAAGCTCATTGAGAGTGTGCTCTAGAGATTCACTAACGAAATTGGTCCAAGTATCGACACTTTGGACCGACAGGTAGAGTGAATCAGAGCGGGTTAGGGCAATTTGCCCACCAGAACCGGAGGCCATCGGTCAACTCCTATGCAGCATCAATGTCTGCCTCAACGATAACTGAAAAAGTTGCCGTTGCGACGTGTCCTTGCGCCCCTTCAACCGTGCCCGCTCCAAAGCGAATTGTTGGCTCAATTTTTGATGAGTCAATTCCATCATAAAATCTTGCATTCTGTTGAACCGCAAGTTGTGCTTCACCCAGAATAGTATCGCGAAGGATAGCTGCGTTTACAAAATGCGTAAAGTGAAAACACACAATGTCAATCTCGAATGTTAAATACAATCTATAGCCATTAGGTATTGATCGCATTTCCATCGTTCCCTCTGGAAGGCGAACATTAATAAATGGCATGTTATCAAAAACTGCTTCACGATCCATAGCTTCAATGAATACATCTTTTGGGTGATGACCATCAGTATATCCACCAGAAGGGCCTGTCTTTAATAGATCAGCCAAAGCTGATTGAATTGCGTAATAATTAACTAACGCCATCTACTTCTAGCCATCCTATCAACCCAACTAGAAAAGAAAGGCACAACTTCACGCTCAAGCTCCTGCCTAGATGGCCAAACTTTTCTTGCTGGAATCTTACTGGGCTTTCTACTCCAAAAAATTCTAACACCACCAGATTTAAGTGGCACTGCCATTCTTTTGTTAACAACTGCCGGTGAAGTGAATCCTGTGTGATGCTGAGTTATGTTCCATTGTGCACTAATAGGATCAAAGTAAACTTCACCCTGCGTCCTATCCCAACGGGCCTTAATCCTAGGTCGCAGGGTGATCAGGGCCTTTCTTCGGCCCGTCCTATCTCTAGTCCACTGCGAGAGGCGCGGATAAGGGTTAGCGCGACCTTGTAGCGTTATAGTATTGCGAACGTAATCTCGCATGTGCCTAGCGGCGCGACCATATACCGGGGCAGGGTTACGCAGGCCAGCTTCCATGGCGCGCATTGCGCGCCTGAGATTCCGGTCTTGAATATGTATTGTGCTAACAGCCATTAACAATTCGGATCAGGAGCACCAATGTCTCCTGATCTATCAGACTTGTCGGCATCAACTTGATCTTTGTCAACAGTCTGATCCAATGGATTAAGGACTGGTGAGAACACAGGGTGGTAATCCATTGTACTTGACCAAGCCTCTTGGTCACCAGAAGTTATAACTGTCTGGCTGCTAAGATCCATTTCCCCATCACGGATCATTTCAAGAGTCTTAATTGCCCGATCATATCTGGGCTGAAAGAAATCAGGTGTATCTGGTAATTTCTCAACCATCATATTAAAGATGGCCAAGTCAGAAGTTACTTGGCGAATCAATGATGGGACTGGATTCAGTGGTACGGCGTATCGACGCGATATGTATGCATCGACAAAACTTTCCGCATCAGTGATGAATATGGAAGAGACTTCTACCGAATTGACGCTGATATCTTCAGACCCAACAAGGGTGCGAATGGGCTTATAGCGTTTGAAGACATCGTCAATGGTAGCATAGCTCATTGCCAATATCCTGATTTGCGCTTTTCAATTTGCTCTTTCAGTGCCCGCTTCGCAATCTTGAAAGCATCTTCCTCTGACTCAAATACCCCTTGATATTGTGCTGTTTGTTCCTCTAGTTGGACAGCAACAATCATGGGCCAACCTCTGCCCAAAAATTGCATGGCCTCAGAAACATAGGCCAGGGTGGCATTACTTCCACCACCAATTGCTTCAAAGGATTCGCCAAATTCTTTGAAGAAGTTTATAGCCTCTTCAGCTAGGCGTCTAGCTTCATTTACATTGCCTTGCTGATTAATAAGTCGCATTCGATGGATGATGTCCCTAAGCCATAGGAACCTACCAAGTTTGCGCTCAGGATAAACTTCTTGGTCCCATTCAAGCAATGGAAAATTGCGACCAAATCTACTCATCCGCGTAGCATCATTGACATAACCAGTGTGGCCAATATCAACGCCAGGAACAAGTAGGACAAACCCCGGCCCACCATTGAAGCCTAGCTCTGCATGTTCATGGACCTTGCCAAAGAATTCAAAACCTATGCGGTTTCGGAACAACCGGGCAGGCTTATCAATTTGGGCTGGAGCACCAGCAGGCTCACAAGTAAAGTGATGCTGCTGAATAGCCAAGCTATCAAAGCAGTGGTTCCTTGTGAAAACTCTAATCTTGTCCCCAGATAAATATTCATCACAATCTATCCAGAGAATCCAGTCTGACTCAATATTTTTGATGGATTCATTTCTGGCATCATCAAAGCCAAACTTTTTGGCTTCAATTTTAGGAACATCAATGATTCTAGTTTCTACCCATGGATGTTCGCTTGCCCACTCTTCAATTCTTTCCCTGGTGTGGTCAGTGGACGGACCTAGAGCAATTTGCAATTGCTCAATAAAGTTGCCAATTGAATCCAGCGCACGGATAATAGTTGCATCATCATTCATGGCAATCATGCAGGCTGCCATACTCTGACGATACCTAGACAACCGGGCCTTTTCTATTGGATCAATTTCTACTGCTGGCTCACCATCTGCCTTATAACCCATCACCAAATGACCACAAACTCGGCCATCGTAGTGGTATCCTTCTTGGAGCGCATTCAAGATGCATTCTTCTTTGTTCTCGAACATCTTGCGCAGCATCCATTTATTGATGTGCCAAATATGAGCCCTCCAGGGCCATTGAGGGCCCTTCAAGCCTTGCCACTCCCATGGGCCTTGCGGGACGGTTAGAATCATCCTGCCACCAATTTTGACGTGGCTCTCTAGCTTACTGATGATCTCCCATGGCTTAATTGTGTGTTCTAAAACTTCAGCGATGATTGCTGCATCAACCTCTTCCACTTCGGCTGGCCAATCATCGACACTTCCTGTATAGAAGCTAACATTATTGATGTCATGTTCTTTTGCGTACTTTTTGCAGAGATCAATATTTGCCTCTACAAAGTCAATACCAATAAAATGGCGATCAGGGAAGTCTCGTGCTAGCTGAAGAATGATTGGTCCTTCAGCACAACCATATTCGATGACTGTGCTTCCAGGAAGAACATTCTGTGCAAGTTGGGCAATACAGTTATATCTGGCATGCCCTCTGAGTGTTTTCATTGATTGCCGCTCAGGTACTTGCTTTGATTCTTCAAAGTCGTAAATATCTTTGTAATGATCCTCCATTTTCTTGTTCCCAAAAACAAACTCATATTTTGTCTTGAGTTCATTTTCAAGCCATTTGATACCAGGGGTGCGCTTATCTTCTGGAATAGTATCTAGGACTGCTTTTGCAGCTATGATATCACTATCTTGAATCAAAGAGTGAATAGCAGAATAGTCAGTAGGCTTTTCAGGAACTGACCATTCTTCCCATTGTTCTGCTACATCATCCCAATATAAATCATTTCTTAGGCTACAGGCTTCTTCAATTGACATAATTTCACGCCCGGCCCCTTTAACAAATTCAGCAAATTCTTCACAAAACTTTTCTGTTCCCACTTCTTCTTTGGTGCACTCAAATAGGTGCCCACAGCCATTTAATGTTTCTGGAAGTGCACCGATAGTTGTTCCAATAAAAGGAAGTTTCTGTTCAATACACTCTCGCGCAATGATACAAGAGACTTCCTCAAAAGCTGTGGGATAGCAATAAGCCCAACATTTACGCATAAGTTGGCGCAATTCAAGTTGCGTCTTAGGTCCAAGAAGCGTTACATTGTCAAGAGCTTCACACCTTGACCACAAATAACGATAATAGTCCATCATGTGGTCTGGATAGTTTTCGTACATGGTAACATAAAGATGATATTCTGGAAGGCGCTCCATAATACCGCCTTCTTTGACTAAATTTTCTAATCCACGCTCAGGGCGTGCTGAATATAATAGTGTCTTTTCCTCTCTAGGAAGCTGAAGGATGGAATCAAACTTTACAATTCCATTTCTTGTTGCCCTAATGTTCTTAAGAGGGTAGCCAGTGACCTTATGAATTTGTTGGCGGTGATATTCAGATACGCACCAAATCTCATCAAAATTCCAAGCAGATTGCATAAGCCGGGGTAGCAAACCTTGATAGGTTGCTAAATCATGGCACCACAAAACTGCTTTCTTAGCTTGATGGACACACTGAAATAAATCAGGGTTCCTGCTAACAACTAGCAGATCAACTTCTGTATTAGAGATGAACCCTTGGTATTGATCTCCAGATACCCAACGAACGCCCAAATCATCTTGGGCACCATTTTCAATATGGTCAGGGTATCCAACTGGAGGGAGATTACAGAAAATGCTTACAAGATGGCCGCGCTTCCGAAGTTCACGCGCCATCATTAAAGCAGCAGTTTCTGATCCACCAAGAGAACGGTGCTCAATGGTGGTGGGCCCAAAAGGTAGGCCCTGCGCCAAGATAACAACTTCCATGATATGCCCCTTTGCTGTGTGGTGCGGGGGATGGCACCGGGGCACCGAGCAACCATCCCCCTACCCACGTGCGCACTATGGGATTAGATGACGAAGATAGTGTGCCCCGCTTCGTCACTAACCCATAATCAGGTGGCCGTCAGAGACGACACCCTGATGGCCAAGTCACTCGAAATGACCTTTTCTGCCTGGTAGTACCCGACCTCAATTGAATATGACTTCTTCTTGGGGTCAAACGGATACCGCTGGACAGCCATCGGGAGGCCCTGGAGCAACGGAGAAGTCCAGCGGAAGGCATTAAGCCACGTGTCCGTGAACATCCCTGACATGTTGTTGATATGGGCCATCCAAAGGTTGCCATTGCCATCCCAAACATCAGCAAAGGTCCCACCTTGCGGATCAGCCTCAACAGCAGTGTTGACCTGAGCCATTGGAACCAGAACATTTGGGATGTCGATCAGACTACCAACCTGCTGCGCAGTGACGAGACCACCGCGGTCTCCATACAACAGGTCGCGCATCTGATCGTTAGCGCGGAGTTTGCTCATGACTTTACGCGGGATGATCAAGGTATTCGGCATCACACCAGTGATGTCCTTGAATGCATCCCGCCAGGTGAGCAAATCAGTATACGCGGTGCGAGCCAGAGAGTTCCATCCCGAAGAAGCCAAGAAGATAGTGGCAACATTCGCAGAAGCAACACACAGGTCAGCAACACGCTTCTCATAGTCCATCATGAGCCGGTCAGTCACATGGAGTGCCTGAGACCGGGACCACTGAAGAACCGCATCAGCGTTGACCTCGTCTTCAACGGGCCACTCTGCACCCAGCGCATAGTTGGGAGCATAGAAGGTGTCCGAAGTGACAGTGATCGCAACTTTCTTGGCTTCAGTCATCGGTGCCCGAAGCGTGCCCTCAGGAACGTCTCGGAACCACTCAAGATGATTGTACTTGTAGTAAATACCAGTCTGATTCGGGACATTCGTCACCGGAAGCAGCTGGTCTGCGATGAACCCTTCAGGGCGACGACCCACCACCACATTGGATAGGGGGACATCGATGTGAAGGTCACGTCCAGTCGAAGGGGCTGGCATGGCTCACAGTCCTCCTTACGGCAATGCGGCGACAATGTCGCCACTGATGACGTTGGGCACCATCATATGACGGATGGTAATGGTGCCGATGCCTCCAGAGGAAGCACCAAGCATCACTTGACCCATAATCTTCAGCGGCGGAGCGTCACCGGAATTAACAGGGATGGCCCACCCACCCGATTTGGCCGTAACGTACTGGCCAATCGTGAGAGCGGCACCGGCGATGACCTTGGATTCGCCATCAACCGCAACCGTCGCTGCCTCACCGGACTGGGGGATGTTCTGAAGAACACCAAACCCAGCATTCAGCTGAGCCAGCTGAACGTTATTCGCGGTTGTGGTCAACTCAACGATCTTGAATTGATGGGAGCTAAGGTCAGCAGCGGCCTCCATTGCTAGAGAACGCTGTTGATTGTTGTATGCCATTGGCGCCCCCTAGATTTGGGACTCAGCATACCGCTTTTTGAGGGCAGGGTCCGCAGACAAAACAGCATCCATGGCCTTTGCGTAGTCTTTCTCAGACTTCTCGGCCTGGAACTGCTTGGTCTTGTAGTCCACTTCCTCAGCAGCGGTGCTGAAGTTGACGATCTTGTTGGAGCCGGAACCACTCTCAGACAGGTCCACGACTCTACCAGACGCTTCAAGGAATGCCTTGAAGAGCTCAGGCATAGATTTCTCTTCGCCTTTCTCTCCAAACTTGACCTTGGTCTCATTCGCGGTGAGAGCCGCGAGAGCAAAGTCACGCTGCTTTGGAAGCAGCTTGCCGTCCTGAATCGCCTTGTCAACAAGGGCGATAGCTTCTCTCTGGGTGGCCTCTGCTCGGACCTTAGTGATTTCTGCCTCAGCAGTCTTTGCCCTGGTCTCAGCCACCTCAAGATTCTTCTCAAGCCCGGCTTTGTCCTCAGCAAATTTCGCTTCAGCTTCCTTCACAGCCTTCGCAACTGCCACTTCAACGAGAGAATCATGCTGCTCCGCGCTATAAACAAGCTTGGGGCCAGCAGGATCATTCTGCTCAGGCATGGGTGTTTCTCTCTCAGTGGTGATTGTGATTGCGGACCCATCGGAGAACCGATGGATTGGCTCGGCTTGGAATAGGGCGCTTGCTAAACCAGACAGGTCTTTGACCGCCGGCATCTCAACCCCTAAGAGTGCTACCGCGCTCAACACCCGAGAGAACTTTTGGCCTTCGTGTTCAATCGGTGCGTCCCAAAAGACTTCTGCGCTCACATTATGGTAGCGACCTGATTTGATCAAATCAATCAGCATGTCAGGAACATCGGACACATTCGCAAGGAGCTTACGCCCCTCACGCCACACTCGTGTAATCCATCCTAGAGACGGGATGCCATCTTTCTGGCCGAACCATTTCTGGGCATCCGTGTGGCCAAGCTTGAGGTGGGGTCTTACGATGTTTGTGCCCTGCAGCGAATTGAAGGCGTTGACAATTTGATCCAGGTCATCCTCAGTGACAGTTACTGCTCCGGTTTGAGCCCGGTGAGTTCCAGCACCAAAGATTTCTAGGCTAGATAATTGCTTGGGCATGAAGGTGAAGTCTATAGAGGGATTTTCATGAAGTAAACAGGAAAAATTCAGTCATCTACAAAAAACAAAGAATATGAAGCACCCCAAACATAGCTTCTATGAGTACGAATACCAATCTTTGTATTAAGCAATTTGATATGTCTTAAATCCCAAACATATTGTTTCAACAAGTTAAGGTTTATATTGAGCCTTTCAATAATCATATCAGAATACACAGGGTGTGGATAATTTTGTCTAAGTAGCTTGAAAAATTTATACTGTTTTGGATATAGCTTTATTGCTTGCTTTTCGATAACTATGATATGAACCTTATCGTGAAATTCTATGGAACTTGTTCGTGACAATTTTCGCATAACTTATACGGAGCAATTGACAGTGAACCGGGCTCATCCCAAACTGTGCCCACTACCCCGTAATTTTCAGAATCAAGACAGCAAGTAGTAATTTGACCATCTTGAAGAACAACTCCCCATCCACGAGCTAAATAAGCACATGGAGTTGATGGAGCAGAGTTAAACCAACCTTCTACTTGCCCTGCCCAATTGAAAGCACTAGTGGCAAAAGCATTGTTGACATATCGTAATATGCCATACTTTTTGCAAAGCTCAATGCACTTACCTGCCATCTCTGGGCGATGAAGTGAGACCATCACCTGAATGCCAATCTTTGAACACAGCTTTGCTAAGTCCTCGTCAAAGGTTGGCAATCCATTGGTGCTGAACAAAATTGGCATATTCGGGCAACGGTCTCTGGCGAAAAGCAACATCTCCTTAAACTGGGGATGCATTGTGCTTTCACCAATCCCTGTAAATGAAAGTTCACTTTGTAGTCCGCGCTGATAGAAATATTCAACCCAGTGCATAGCTCTGAGGAATGTTTTGAATTCCATATCCTCTTTTGGCCGCTGCATCTTTGGGTGGGGACAATATCTACAACGCAGATTACACCTAGTGGTGACTTCAATCTGGTGGATTTCTTGGATGAGTCTCGGATACTTCATTCTAAAACCAACAAATCATAAACATTGGTGACGCCATTAGGAACAGAGTAAAATGAATCATTGTAATAGAATCCAGCATGTCCTTCTTCGCGATATTTATGGCGAGAAATGCCAACAATTAAATCACCATTGTACCATTCCAAACCTCTTGGAAAGCCTGGAAACTCAGAAACAATTTTACCATTTCTTTTCACTCGTCGCTGATCTGATTCGCACCACCAGACTTCACCATTGACTTTTTTAACGGAATGTGCTTTTTCTTCTCCAACCCAAAGCTCTTGTCTAGAACCAGTTTCCCTATCTACTCGTGTAATCCCGCGATGGAAACTTGACACATAGATTTCGCTTCCATCAATGTCAATGTCATTGGTATGCGAACCTGGGCGATTGACTTCAAGTGTTCGCTTCTTTTCACCTGAGATTGGGCATGTCCAATAAATAGTGTTTTCGTCAGAAGAGACTGTAGCCACAAGACCTGTCTGATCATCCCATACGGAACCATGGTGCCCTCTCAAAGCAAACTTTGTTCTTGTAATGACACTTAATTCTTTTTTCTTCAACCTTTCTTCATCATAAAGTAAAATCCACCCTTCTGTCATCAACATGATTCCAAGTGGGGTGCGAAGAACAGATTGAGCGTGAGTGTCTACAAGATGGGTCCACTCTCCATCTTCACACATGAATAATCCACTGCCATTGTCGCAGCAACTAACAAGGATTTTCATGACCAGGGAACTGTATTCACTTGGACTGCCCCGAAGGATTGCGCCTTATGGCTACCTTCCATAGTCCAACGGTATCCTAAAATTCCTGGTGTCTCAACCTCAAAATCAAAATAAAAGAACCCGCATGAAGGGTTAATAATACTATTAGTATCAATGCTGCTGACTGTATCAAGAAATACTGCAGCAAAAGGTGTTGGATTAATTGGGTTGTTGCCACTAGCCGTTATGGTGGTAGCAAATCTAACGATGTTATTTGGATAATATCTATTTGGTTGATGTGGCATTCCAACCTCCAGCTTTACGGTATATAATCTGAGACTGATTGGCTATATAAAATTCCATCTGCCAAAACCTGTGTATTCAATTGGCCATCAGAAATAGACATAGACACGCCTGTAACTGGTTCAGGCAACACTAACTCTAATTGAGCATTTGATATAACAACATTGGCTGCCTGAGCATTAAGAACCATCCCTCTGCCTAAGATACTATCTGCAGAGATAGTGTTGACAGAAGAAGCAGCCATATCTCTAACAAGCGCCAAGAAAGCCTGACCTTGAACTGTATTCAAGGCATCACCATCTAATCCGCGCAATGAGGCTAGAAATGCTGCAGCAGAAGATGTATTCACACTAAGAGCATTCAAAGATCGCATAACAGCCAAGGCAGCAGCCCCGGTCACATTGACGACCGATGCTCCATCCATATCTACCAAATTCAATGAGATTATATCTAATTCACCATTAGCAATTGATAGATTGGTTGTACTAGCTAACAGACCACGAAGATTGGCCAACTCACTTAGCGCGGATACAGCATTAACTGAAGATGCTGAAAGTGACCGGGAGGCAGCTAGTTGGCCGATGGCCACAACTATATTGACTGATGTGGCATTGAAGCCACGGAGATTGGCTAACTCACTTAGGGCAGATATAGTGTTGACTGATGATGCGTCTAAATCGACAAGATTTATACCACCAGCGGCAAGTTCAGCCGCCGCCGAGATTATGTTAATCGCTGAGGCTGATAGGGCACGTGATACGCCGAGCGCGGAAGCCGCCGTTACAACGTTCACTGCTGCGGCGTTCAAAGCTCGCTGGCTGCCTAGATCAGCATTGGCTATTGTATTGTTGATTGCTGCAGCTGCTAATTGAATAGCTTTGCCAATAAATCCAGCTGATACAATAGTATTTGTAGCAGAACCATCTAGTGCTCGGGTTGAGCCAAGGGTGGCACTAGACACAATGTCGTTAACTGCTGCAGCAACTATGGCTCTAACTCTAGCCAATTCAGAGTTGCTGACCGAAGTGTTTACTCCAGAAGCATTAATATCTCTGGCAACTTTTGTATCTGCGTTAGCAACAACATCATTGATTGCTGACGCTATTAGCCCGCGTGTAACTGATGTATTACCATTGGCTAATATAGTGTTGATTGCTGACGCACTAAGAACCTTAGTGTTGCCAAGAAATGCATTTCCAATTATGTCATTAATTGCAGCAGCAGTTAATGCCCGAGATACAGCCAACTGAGTGGCTGCTGTAGATACATTATTTGCTGAAGCATTCAGATCGCGATTCAGCCCAAGAAAGGATGTTGAGATGGAAAGGTTGACGCTGTTCGCATTCAATGCTCTATCCACCAATGTTTGAGCAGAAGCAGATATTGTGTTGACTGAAATAGCATCTATTGGTAATGAACCACCAGTCTTTGCAATTGTAATTTGTGGGTTGACATTGTTTGTAACCGCAGTACCAGCAAAAACAATGCGGAATCTAATAAAATCAGCATTGTTGACTTGGGCTGCTCTGACAATTATCGCGCAAACGTGTTCTGTGTAATTTCCAGCGGTCAGAGCGGTTGTATTGGTTACACTGTTAGCTGTCTGCTGCTCGCCAGCAACAAAGGTTCCGCTGCCATTGGTTAAGCCATTCGTTGCGCGGTCTGTAGTTGCCGATCCACCAGTAAGGTTAGAGCTGCCTCCATTCATATCAACCGGATCACCCGAAGTTGTCGAAGTGATCTGGTTCCAAGTACCAGAGTTATTTAATTCCCATTCCCAAGTGAGAGCCTCATTGTTTCCTTGGTTACTATCGCCGCCCGTTTCCTCGACCATCAGGCGGACTTGTAAATTGACGTCTCCACCATCTACATCAACAGATGGAGCAGTATCTTCTGCTACACTATTGTGGGGAGTTGAAGAAGCCTCCCCAGCATCATCATCATAAATACGATAATGTTGAGTTGCTGGAGTAAAAGCATTATGGAAAAGGATTGTAGGCTGATTAGCCTTACGGCGCAGTTCCTCCTTGCGCCAAAGCTCAAGAAGCTGTTCAAGATTTAGGCCACGATAGACCTTCACTCACCAAGACCCTCTTTCAATGCTTGTGTCAAGCACTTATTGAAGGCATCATTCCGCATATTATAGCCGTGGATGATATATTTTGGAAATCCCTTTTCACGGAGATATGTCTCATATCCCCCAGAATTCATGCCAATCCAACCTTGATCGGCGCGCCAACAATACCAATCAAACTGACTGATTATATCGCAGCCAGGGATAGCAGACTTTTGCTGGTTTGGGTTCTCTTGGACAATAACCTGAACTCCCTCTGTAGGAGCCTTACAGGCATCATCAAAGCCTTGGCCTTCATATGTCCAACGGTGATATTCGCCATCCCCAGCATCGAAGATGGCATAATAAATGCGAAAACGCATTTTGCCGCTCCCTCAGAAATGACCCCGGTCAAGCCGGGGCCACTCCTTACGCTGACGAGTTGACGGTGAACGAGAGCGAGTTAGCTGGGAAGTTGGGAGTGTCCCCAGAAATGATGCTCTTGTTCGTTCCGAGTGGGGCATTGCCCCAAAACACGCTGGCGCCAGTTGAGGTTGCGTTTGTCCATAGCGTTGCATCTGTCACAAGACCCCAGGAGCCAGTGGCTTCAGGGAATGTGATCGCAGCATTGTTCCGTTTCACACCGGAGGCTGCAAGAGCCCAAACGTTGTTGCTGTTCACAACTGCGACACGCGCGTACGCATTGCCGGATGGCTCAGAGTTTGTAGACCCATCAAAGCCAGGATCAGCCCGCGAAAGCCCAATCCACAGAGTGGTCTGGTTGACGTTACCCGAACCACCAAGAACATGGTTCAGGATGGAGTGGCGAAGTTGGTCAGAAAACGGCATAGCAGCTCTCCATTAGGTATCACGCACCGACTGGCGAGCTTTCAAAGTACGCTTGGTTGCATACTTCTGGGACCCACCAGCGGAATTGGTTGCAGCATTCTTCAGCACTCGACGGGTGGCATGTGCTTTAGCCACTCCTGCTTTTGGTACAGCCACAGGTCATCTCCTACTTGGTCTGGTGCGCCCCGATTGGTCAGTCTTACGTGTGCTGGCTCCTTTTTCAGCACGTTTATTGCCCTGCTTCGCGCCGCCGCTTTCCGCTTGAGCGTTGCCGCCTGGCATCTGAGGTAGAGCAGACGGGTCTGGACGCCTGATCTCATCCTCATGGTCCTCGTCCCTTATATTGAGCCCCAAGACGGAACGAGCATAGTTGACATCTTCTTGATCCATATCAAGGATGCCAGCATTGAACAACTCTTTAATTGCATCTGTGATCTCAAATGCTTCAAACTCACCGTAGTCTTGAAAGGTGAATGTTGGATATTCCTCTGTATTAAAGTTTGCATCAACTAGTGGCTTGATCAGCTTATTTTGAATTTCTTCAGCAATCTCACACCCAAGATACTGGACCAACTTCATCAAGGTTCTTAGGTGAAGTCGAGACTGGCTGTCCGATCCTCTCTTGATGTCTGTGCCCATACCCAGCAGGGCAGGGATGAGTATAGCTGAAGCGATCCGAATATCATAGTAGGTTAACGCTTCCTCATATTTCGCCTGGCCGGCGCGCGTAGCCTCAATCAGCTCAATGACCACACCCTCTGGAACAAGAATGTCCGTTTTACTGGACAAATTGGTCATGATGCTTTTAAGAGTGGATTTCAGTTGCTCTGAACTCCCATGAGGATAAGTCATCTTCATGAGAGGTGCGCCGAAACGCTCAAGGAAAACGTTCCAGAACTGCGTCACATACTTCTTTGACCACCATGCGCGATAAGCACCACGCAAATCAGAGATTCCATAGTGATTGGAAAACTCTTTCTGGTAGGCGTAATGAAACACCTTCTCAGGCGGCAGCTTGATCTCTGCTTTGGAATCTATTGGGTTCGGTGGTTTCTGAACAAACTCAGTGATGTTGCCATGCTTATCACTATATATGTACATCCACTCTGGATCACGGAACTTGATTGCCTTTAAGTGAAGCTGAGGTGGAGTACCACTAATTTCCCAAAGAATCTCTCCTGCACAAAAACCAAAAGAAAAAGCTGACAAGGCTTCCCACAAGACACGCTTAAAATTTATTGCATCAAAATTCTTCTGGATGAACTCTGCTGCTTCCTTATCAACCGCGGAATCAGAAGCAGGCTTCACATCAAATGGTCTGGCGCAAATAAGTGTCTTTTTGTACCATAGTGCCGCCTTAATTTGATCATCGGCGGTCATCTCTCGGTAAATGCTCCAGCCACGACGAGTCAAAAGATCGTCAGGCGAAACCATTTCAAATTTATCGCGATTGCCACCTGGTAGTTGCCAGGAGATTAATTGCGAGCCGACAACTGTTGCTTCACGCTCTCGGTTTGACGGGCGGCCACGCCGACGAGGCTTTGTTGCCATTTCAGAAATCCTGGTGAGCTGTCGGGCGATCTTCACCGTATATGATCGCCTGTTCAAGATCAAGTGTTTCTAAAGGCACCATATTGGTGGTGCCAACATACGGAGCAGAGCCCATTACAATTGTATCTGCCAGGTCAGGACTTGCATCATCCCCTAGGCGCTCACGCATGTCTTTCTTAGTTTCCACCTTGATCTTCTCATTTACATATTCATATTTGACTGATGCCAATTCATTAACCAAATCTTCATCTTCAGGAATCTTAATCAACCCCAATTCCATCTTACGGCGCAAATTCCACCAATCCCTAGATCGCCGGTTGAAAAACATGCGCACATCTTCGTCGTGATCCTCGCCACGCTTCATGGTTACGCCACCATGATAACCAATGGCAGGAATCTCCTGGCGCCTCATCATGTCAATTACCGGCCCACCAACACCAGGCTCATCCACCAGAACGCGAATGACCGGGATTGAGCCTACACCGAAAGCGCCATGGTGATATGCTTCTTGCATAATATCGCAGCACTGAGTGCCAGAAGTCTTGGGCCACTTGTGCATAGCCAAGCAGTGACCCTTCCTGAACACGGCCAAGGTAGTCTTGTCCCCACCAAAACGGGCAACGTCCATAACCAGGGTAATCGGGTCTGATACCCTATCGAAGTGAGGGAGCATCTTGAACTGTGCTTTCTCGGCCCACTCCAGAGGGATGACAACATCGTCGGCCATCGTCGGGAAAAGGCCACGCACGCGTACATCGTATACTGACGATACGAGCCCATATTTCTTCTCCATGTTGGTGCGGTATTTGTTGCTGACCCGCTTGGAGAAGTAAAACTTGCCCGCACCCCGGTCTGGCTTAGTTGTTTCATCCCCGGTTACTGTGAAGCGGTTGTAGATGTCTTTATTGCGATTGAACGCATTGTAGAACTCTCCACCCGTCTGCGTCGGGTTTCCCGCAAGTAACAGTAGAGCCTCTTGCTCATGCTCTTCTGCGTTGGACAAGATACCTTCGATGACCTCGAATATTTCTGGCGGAATACCACTAGCTTCCTCGCACAACACCAAGATATGATCTTCGTGGAAGCCCTGCATGTTTTCGGGCTTGTTACTGGTCCGCGCCGCAGCAAACCAGGATAATGGATACTTCTTACACCTGACATGGGTTGCTGACACATCCCATATTGCCTGCATCTCCTTGGGCATCCTTGCATGCCACTTAGCAAATTCAGGCCAAAGAACATCCATTAATTGGTGCGCAGTCGGGGCCGTGGCCACAGTCTTACTGAGCATCCTGGTCATAAGGAATACCCAGCCACACCAGGCCATTGTGGTCGTCTTACCCACACCGTGACTTGACTTAACAGCCACACGTGACACCTTATCTGCCCCCGGCTTCAAGAGAGCATTGATGATGTCTGCTTGATATGGTTCTGGAGTAACGTTGAACCAGGCCTTGACAGCTTCAATTGGATTTTGGGTCCAGTATTGAAGTGCCTTTACCTCTTGCTCACTCGCTACTATTGGATGATTTCTGAGCTGCATGCGTCACAATCTGACCAAAAGAACGTTCCTCACCGGGCGTATGCTTATCGGCACTTTTGTGAAGATGCGCGTGCTTAACAACCGCCACCTTTGGCAAATATCTCTCAGCCAAGAAACTAGCTGCCTGAAGACGCTGCTTGAGGGTAGGTGTCTCATAAAACGTTGTGATTTGGCCATCTTCACCAACAACGTGACATTCAATGGCCTTCCCATTGACTATATCACTCAGGAAGCCAACCGGGTCACATTCATTGATAATGCGAACAACCGACTCTTGAACAGTCGGGGGCTCTGTCCTGCGAATTATATTGCTGGTTGAGGCATCTCTGCCTGTTCTGCGAACTTTCTTGAGAGATACCACTGGAGACCTTACAACATTGCCATTATAGCAGGAGTCAATGGACTGGTCAATTAACATGATCAACTTTAACGCTTTCGCCTCATCCCGTCTAGACGTATAATTACTTTATCGCGCGGCACTTGAGATGGTGATTGGAACTTGTCCTTCCTGATGGAATCTCATAGAAGCGAAGCCTGTGCTGAGGACCGCTAGGCATAGGGTGTGCTGGTAGAAACCCAGGGGCGGTGACATAAAGAAAAACCCGCCATTTTTATCAACCAGGTTGGAGTTGCGCATGTAGTGAGGGGAAACTAAATCCAACGCTGCTGCTTGAAGCCCCGGTGCCCCCCAAACGCACACCGGGGCTTCTTTCCTTAAGATTTGGGAGTTGGAGGAAAATGCCGATTGAAGTCACTCTTTCAAAAACGATTTCAAACTTGGAAATTGCGGACGCCTTTGTCGGTGCATCCGAGCAAGACCAGTGTGAGATTCTCTGCGAGATGGTCGAAAATATTCGCGGTTGGCGCAGCCCATTTTCCTGGCCAATGCAATGCCGACATATAACAGAAAAACTTGGTGATGATTACCGGCGGTCAGAAATTGTGCAAATGCTGGAAGATTTAATTGACCATTTAAGAGACGCGCCATGACTGACGCTATCAGGGCAAAGAAGGCTGGAATCTGAATTCGCGCTCAAAAGTCCCTGGCGGAGTCCCGATAGAGCCAGAAATTTTCTCCCTCGAAAACACCAGCCCGAAGGGAAAAGAAAGGCGCGGCCCGAAGGCCGCGCCCTAGGTCTAAAGAGGTCTTAGCTCTACTTCTTAGGGGCCGCGATTTTCTTAGTCTCCGCGCCCGTCGCCTTCGGCGCGGGGATTACTACGTCTCCCGCCTTAAAAGGCGTCTCCGAGAAAGCGCGGTCCGGGTTAGGAATATCTTTCTTCGCCCGGAAATTTCCCGCCGCGTCCCTTACGAGGTAGAGATAAACGGCGGGCTTAGCGCCGGAATGAAGTCCTAACCCGCCGACCGAGATAGAAGTCGGGAAACCGGTCCCGCCCGGCCCGGAAGTCGCGGCCCGTTTCGCGTATTCGCGAACCGGGATAGGCTTCCGGACCTCGGTTACGGTCGCGAGGGAAGCGGAGCGCCCGGAAGCGCGCCGCCGCCCGTAATTCCCGCCCGTATAAAATACGTATTCGTCGGCGGGAATATTTTCTAGGGCCGCGTCGAGGTTCTCGACTTTCGACGGTTTCGCGAAGCCCTTAAATCCTACGGAACTCATTCCTATTTCCTTTCCTTTTCCTAAGTCTAGCGTCGGGCCTATTCCCTTACGCCTCTTATATATAGGGCGCCCGAAGGGAAAAGTAAAGAGGGAGAAACGAAAAAAAAATAAAAAAATCTCTTTACTTCCCCGCGTGGCTGGAGTAGGATTTTAGATAGACTTAAGAATGGAGAAAACGATGAACGAGTTAATCCTGATGCTGGTCCTGCTAGCTGCGTTTATGACTGGCTTGGCTTTGGGCGCGTGGCTGTCTGACGAGTTTGAGCGCGTGATGCGCCGCCGCCGTGTGAAGCGTGCGATTATTCGTGAACGAATGACCCGCTGAGCCTGGTTGCTCTTGCTTGCTTGCTTGCTTGCTTGCTTGCTTGCTTGCTTGCTTGCTTGCTTGCTTGCTTGCTTGCTTGCTTGCTTGCTTGCTTGCTTGCCTGTCTGTGGGCGCGTGGCTGGTTGCCTGGTTGCCTGGTTGCCTGGTTGCCTGGTTGCCTGGTTGCCTGGTTGCCTGGTTGGCTGACTGACCGTTAGTGTACGAATGATCTGGCGAGCCTGGGGCTGTGAGGCCCTGGGCCGCTGGCGCGCGCCCGCGCGTCCATCCTTCCATCCATCCACCCGCTCATGCGGCGTAGGCTCCTGCTTTCCAAATTCCCATCCACCCATTTCTACATGAGCAGTGCTTTCGTGATGCACTGAAGCGGTAGGGACACTCATAGCATCCATACATTAACCCATCCACCCACGCTATCACTCGCCTATTCTCCTTTTTTACCATTCAGCGGCGTAGTGTGCAACTTTTCAAAATTTATAGAAGCGGTACGGACACCCATCCACACAGAAAATCAAACAGAACGAACCGCGAACAATGGTCTTGGGTGGAAAAATGTCATGTGTTGAATGAGTGAGTGGCGGGCCTAGCGTACCCGAACACAGAACCTCAGTTACGGCGCACAACCTCAATTTTCGCAGGAAAACCGGGGGGAAGCCCAGCAAGGGCCACAATACAGTAACCCGTAACTAGGAGTATTTTTCATACGGTACAAATTAGGGTAATGATAGAGTGCCTATTGAGAGTTTTCTCCCGGTATCTATCAATCTTTTAACCATACCACAAACAGTGCTACAGCTATTACTACTAAAAACCAAATCCTCGTAACCATTTCAATAGATGTTTCACTTTGATAGATGAAATCCAATATAGCGTCTTCCATAGCGTAACTCCTGTATCCGCACCTCAGTCGGTACAATCTAAGATAGTGAATAAAATATCCTTATAAATCAATCACCCTATTTCTAATAGGTACATATTCTGAATTACGAATACTGGTTACCATTTTACTAGATGTTTCAGTTCTTTACTATACGCAGTAACCACAGTAACCAAAGATTACAATTCTCACTAGTATAACCAATACCGAGTGAGAATAGTTCCTAAGTTACGGTTACTGGGGCTGATACTGAACTATTAGCGCATCTCCATCTAAATTCCACTCACAGTTTTCGGCTTTTGATTTCACTAGATGTTTCTCAGCAGGGACGCGAATTGAGAGCCATTTATTGCACTCACCAATAGTGAAATCCTGGCCTCTTGTAATTTTCCACAAATCCTTTTCAGCATCCCTCTCAATGTCAACTTTTGATCCAAGAGATAATCCCATTCTATCCAATAACTCAGGCTTAAAGTAAAAGGCAATGTAGGTGTATTCACGCCTACCAGAATAGTTTTTGACTTCTATTCTAGCACGAACATCACTCTTCAAGTTTTTAACTTTCTCCCAAGGCATTATCATCCCACTCTTTCGTCTCGTATGTTTCATTCATCTCAGCACAGCGAAGCCGGGCAGCAGACATTGATCGCGCCCACTCAATTGATTTGAGCTTGCCTGATTTGGTTCTGATTTCAATCATAACAGGCCCAGGGACGCGGCGAATAATAACCATGGCAACCAAGCTCCTACTGCGAGTCCGATGATAATGAAGAAACGCTTTCTTTGCGACCACGTTTCTTGCTCAGACATTGTTCAATTTTCCTTTTGTTTGCCTCAGTCAGCGCCATAAGGATAGCGTGAAGCTGACCGAGTTGTTTTCCATCAGGATAGTTGGATGTTTGGTCCATCGCAACTGCGACAGCATGTTCAAAGTCCTTGAGCATCATCTTCCCTCATTTAGCAAATCGAACCACTTAGTAAGGTCATTGAGACATTCATAGCACAAATCTAATGTAGGCCCTCCAGGGAATACATTTGCGCCACTTTGCATTTTCGCAGTAACCATCCCACCCCAAAATTGCCCTGATTTGATTCGTGATTCTTTGCCGCAGCGGTCGCATTGGCAATTATACATTTTGATTTCAGTTCTCATTTGAGCCTCCGTGGTGAATAATTAAACTGGGCTTTCATTCCCACAGCATTAACTTTTAGTTCATCTGCTTTAATCCGGGCTTCAGCCTCAGTTTCAAATTCCACAACAGCGTCATCTCGTTTGAGCCACGATTGGCGAGAACCAGTTACGCCACCCCACACTTCACACCACACACCCCACCCCCTATCCATCATCACTCTCCCCTATCAGATTATTCTACCTCAATTGTCAAACCTTCGCAGAAGATTTGATAAGAGATCATTGCCACAAAAGCATCTGCGAATTCAAACTCACCTTTAAGAGCCTGTTCAAATTCCTCAGAGCTTTCACCATAAGCATCACCCGTAATTTGATCACGGCAGATACCATCATTGTCTAATTTCCACCTATACATCATCCCTCTCCCCTATCATAATCATCGAGGATTTCTTCAATGGCGCCAGGAATTTCTGACCAATCATCAACCTCAGTTCGATAATCAGTAGCTTTCCCGTCAACCAGAAGGATGACCGCGAGAGTTTCGTGGTCGATCAGCGGCGAAATTAGGATTTCGCGATTTAGATGTTCATGCTTCATCGTCGTATCCATCATCGTCACTCTCGAACAGATGGCACATTCCATCGTCGTATTTGTCCAGCTTCTTTTCTAAGCCAGCGAGAGTTTTCGCGCGCCACTCAGTCGTATAAACCGAGTTGTCACCAACCCAAAAGGTTACGCCCTTCTCTGAAAACTTAAGCTCCACACTTAGTTCCATGTCATGGACCCAAGATGGATCATAGCCTTCAGCAGGGTCTTTTGGATGGAGAATTTTATCGAGATATTCACTAACCGTCATAATACACCTTCCTTTCTATTATTAGTATACTATAAGCAAAAAATCAAAAAAGCTATTTATATGGCTCGCATATATTTCTCAGAAGTTTTAGGGTGTGGACGACACTAGTGTGCCATGAATCAAGATAAATATCTTCAGGCTGCTTTTGTATGGCATATTCAAGTAAGATTTTCAGGCCAGTCAATTTATTGATGAGAAGATTGGCCTGAGCACGCCACAATTCATATTTCTCCAGAAATTCCTCTTCATCATATTCTACAAAATCGCAGACAGACGGATTTTCAGGGCACTCAACATCGTCAATCCCGGCGCAGCCGCATGCTTTGCAAAAAATCATGCCCCATAGTCCTCTTTGTAAGCTATGATTAGCTCATTGAGACTGCGAGTGTCTGTCTCGTGAATTTCAATTGTCCTAATTATGTCGCTTTTGTTTTCACGAGGCCACAGAAACTTCCCCTCATGGCAATGAACAATACAATAGCCTTCATTGAGAGGGGAAGTCCTGTAGTGAACAAAATACCTCAGCGTATTCTCTGGCATTTTACCCCCTTCATGGTATTCAACAACTTTGTAATCATTTCTCCTGAATCTGGCTGCTCAACCAGCACCATGTAGATTTGTACATTATCAATAGCGCGCCGGGCTTTCAAACCCTCGCACGCTAACACAGTCCAAAGCGGCGCGGCCTTGGTGCCTTGTGCCCAGGAAGAAATAGAGCTGGTTGATACACCTAGGGTGTCGGCCAGGAGCTTACCTGATCCGGCATATTCAAGCGCCTCCACAATATGGTTATTGTTTTTGGCGCGCGGAAAAGACTTAGTCATTGGGTCCTCCAATTCTAGAGTGAACGATCAAAACATTATCTTCGATGTGAGCATAGACCCAACATTCTGGAAATCGTGGGTCCTTCTTGATGTAGTCAACTAGAGGCGGGCAGCTGGCCGCTTCAATGCTATGGATTAAGTTACCGTCGCGATAGACTTGAATTTCACCGCTCGGAAGCGACAGATATAGCACATATCTCTGAGGCAAGATGAATTTAAGTGACACGAGACCTGCCCTCCAAGACAACTGCTACTCCGCAGATGAAAATTCGATTCAATTCAGACTGGGGAAGTTTGTAGCGACAATCCAAATCAGCGCGATAGATTTGTGTCGCTGTTGGATTTGGTTCCAATCGCTTGAATATAGCCTCTTCATTGACAACCATTTGGACGTTATCAAGAAGATTGATGATTTCAATGAAGCCGCCCACTTTACCTTGAAGCCAGGCGAGATTGGGCTTGAAATTACCTTTGATGGTTTCACTTTCACCATCAGTGTAATGGATGTGAATTGTCATCTTGAACACTCTTTTTGAATGACTTCCCATGCTTCGGCTGCCTCTTTAGCAGCTGAACTACCATCGAGACCGATAGTATGGTTTACAGTAGAAGCCCGGTTCAGAACGTAGTGAACCATAAACTCAAACTTTGTCATTTTGATTTCGGGCATCATAATAAGTCTCCTGGAAAGCCATCATCAGTCAAAGCATCTTTAGCTGCTTCCAGAGGATCAACACCATCCTGGAACCAATCAGCCCAAAGACAGTCTGCGATGTCATCATGGGTGACCCCCGCAATGCGCATCATATGCTTGTCCACCTCATGGAGCCAAGCATTGAATCGTTCCCGGTTCATGCCACATTCTCCAAGTCTATAACTTTTTCCCGAGACTCGTACCAATTGGCCAAAGCCTCTCTCGCTGCTTCACCCCAATAACGGGCAAATTCACGATCACCTCTTTTGGCCCATTTTTTTGCGTTACATGCTCGTTGAACATGCATGGCGAGCCAAAATTCAGAATAGTTAGCTTCACGAGCGATTTTTGCGGTCCAGTATGACATCTCTCACTCCCTTTCTAAGTCTAAAAGTATAATATGCTGAATAGAGCTGAAAAGGAAGCCTTTTCCGTTGAGACGGCAAACTTTCTATCTTATAATAGATAGTGATGCAAAAGCGACCAATATACAATTCAACATGGACTTTAGCAGAACTCACGGATTACACTTCGTTTCCGTGGATGGAAAAAATTATGCGCTATATTGAGCCTAAAATCATTCGGGAAGGATTTCTGCCTTGCTGGATGTGGGGTGGCTCGTATAAGGTTGTGAAGCCTAATACTCCATATGAGCGCGCATATCCAATTGTACGCATAAATAAAATTCCTCTGGATCATAAGTCTGAATTAGAAGAATTTTATGTCCATAGGTTCATGGCGGAAACGTTTTTTGATATTGAACCGGGGCAGGTGGTTATTCGCTTGTGTGGCAAGACAGACTGTGTGAATCCTAATCATCTACAAGTCACTTACCGCAACGATCCTAACCCAGGACGCAACCCTCTCACATAAAAAGCGCCGCGTATAGCTACGCGGCGCAGGATTGTGCTTCGTGTGTAGAACGAGGTGCTAGGCTGCCTTCGGCGCCTTTTTCTTGGTCTCAGCCTTGGCCTTCTTTGCCGCTTCACGCTCAGCCTTCTTTCGGGCTTTTGCTTCCGCAGCCGCCTTGGCCTTGGCTTCACGTTCAGCCTTCTTGGACGGGTCCACATCGCGGATTTTCTTCACCTCCGCCAGAGTGCGCCCCTTGTCATCCTTTTCGCTGATTTCCCAACCAGGCTTATCAGCACCCTGGAGCTTCAGAAGCGACCCGACAGTGAAGCTCGGCTCAAAACCATGCTGAGCCGCGATCTGGGTCCACTGACCAATGGTCATGCCATTCTTGGCAAACTCGAACACCTGCGAGCGACCAGAGCCCTTCTGATGCTTGTACGGATGCTCAGTTTTGATCAGTTTGAAGCCATCATACTTGGTAGCCTTGTGCTTTACCGGCGCACCAGCCGCTTTTCGATAATCAGGCAATGTGCCCTCCTACTTTGTTAGATGTTACACCTGGGTTGAGTGCCACTTTGTCAGCCGCCGCGCTCCCTTGGCTATATGCCTGATCGTTCACGCGTCGCTGTCCAATGCGGGTGCTGCGAAGGTTCAAGTTCAACTTGGCAAATTCTTCATCAACAACCGCATTCTTGACGACAACAAGATCACGCCCAGTGGTCTGCTTATCGTCAAATCTCTGTTTGTTTTTCATTTCCCGAATACGTTTGGCCAAACGAATTGCCATGCCGTACTGGAAATCACCCTTAAGCCTTGATCGGCTGCTTTTGGGAGCAGATTGATACTGCTCGGTTTCCTTGAAATCCTCACCACCGCTGATGATCGCCCAATCGCAAATTTTGGTGATGTACTCAGCGATCATCACATCGTGTTCCAAACCAAAGAACTCATATGTCCGCCAACCATAATCGTCCGACGATTTCCAGACTTTGGTGTCTGTGAAGTAGGCGATAGAATTCAGACACAGAACGACCATTGGATCGTTCTTCATCTGGGCGGCGTATGTGCCCTGAGTGCACTTGGATTCTTTGATTTTGATATCAGATAAGTCCAGCTGATACTTATGAAGCATTTCCTGGACTTTTTTAGCCGCAGACAGAGCCTCTTCCTCTGTGCAGCCATTCTCAGTCGTTTTAGCCATAAGCGCAAGAATGCGCTTTTTGACAGCATCATCGACCATTATCAAGTCTCCTGGTTGCTCGGTGCCAATAAACCTATACTAGCTTAAAAGTGCAACCAGGTCTAGTGTTAATTGTGGCTATTTTCACGCCAATCAGTTTTTTCATAGTACCAAGGCTTAAATAGCAATACATCATTAACCGGGGGGAAGCCCCCGTTGAATTGTATGGCCCGGTCATCAATCATAATGTGTGCGGCTGGTTTGCCAGGTTGGATTTGAATTCCATATAAATAATGACTACTTCCTAAATATCTCATCAACCATTGAAATATGGCCTGACGGCCATGTGCAGAGTTACACCTAGCAGAGAAAATGATAGGTGTTGCTCCATGATCAATCAAATCCTTAAGGAACTGAATGGCACCAGGCAGTGCATTGCCTTCAATGTCCTCTGGCTTAGTCATAGGCTTTTTGTATTCAGCTAATACGCCATCAAAGTCGATGGTCACTAGGCCTGGCTTCCATTCAAGATATTCATATTCCATTTCCAGGTTGTCAGCCAAATTTTGTAGTCTTTCAGCACAGTCTTGAAAATCTACACTACCGCCAGCCAGTGCATCCCAGAGTTGATCACTGATTTGCCTAAGCAATTTAATTCTCTCTTTCATGTGCCCTCACCGTGTCCACTTGTGCCATCCCAGTATTCAAAAGATACACCATTTCTTTAGCGTACACTTCACTGCGCAGGGTAGCAACTTGCACCCATCCGTGGCTGATACGCTTTTTGATTATAGCATATCTGCCTTTGGATATTTCAAGAATTGAAAATGTACCACTCATTGTTAAGTCCTTTCTCATATTTTGCTCCAAAGATATCACCTAACCCTGATTTGTTTACAGAAGGGATGAAAGAGGCCAAATCATCAAGCTCGCTAATTCTCCATGACTGTTCTCTAATGACCCGACTATATGGTAGGATTATGACACTATTTTTCCAGCTATAACAAACCAACACCCTATCACCATATTGATACAACTCACGCATAAAGTTACGTTGCTGACTGGTGAGAGGTTTTAAGATGTTGATTTCAGTAGATGTGCGCTTTGGGACCTTAAGGACTTTGCACTCCATCCAAATCCCACTCGTCACATAAAAATCCGGTACACCAAACTGGTGCTTGTCGCTCGTCTTGTAGCAGAAAACCCCCGTCCTCAGAATAGCCCTGCGAATGTTCTGATTGAAAGTCCCTTCTAACATAGCCTTGTGTCCTGTATGATTCATCTAAGATGCGATACCCATCAACTTGCGGGTCATACCTGAGGTATCCAGTTGTATTCCCCCACTCATCTGTTATTCTTTGATCCGCCAAGGTAGTCGATGAGATCATTGACATTGCACAGATCAGTGCGAAGTTTATCGTTTTCGCATATATCATCTCTATCGCGCCTCCACTCGCTTCGCCTTATCATGAATCTTATACAACCAGCATCAATTCCATCACTTTCAAATGGATATAATTTCCCATTCTTTTCTCTACATGGCACAAATGGTGCACGGATAATGTTCCCGTCACCCCATGTAATTTCATATGTAATTGGACATGGATCAGAAGTTGTAATAGCACACCACCGATCACATTTCGTCAATTTGGTGTAATCTTCATCTGGGCGATATTTATAAACTCTAATCCTGTGCGGTTGAATTATGTCTTTAAGATCACACAACTTAATGATTTCTTTTATAGTGTGCGGACCTTTGTCACATTCAAAATCACGACGAGTGATCATAACATCACCCTCGTGATCCTTTATGATACCATATCCAAAATATTTCATATCACAAGTCTCCCCCATGAAGGGGTTCAGGGCAGAGAAAGGAAGGAAGCCACCCTGAACCCCCAGGCGTTGCGGCCAAGCAACGATATTAGTTTAGATTATCCGCTTTTGGATTAGAAGTGCTTCCGTTGATCCGAACCTGTATAGGCACGATTTTATTTTCTGTTGGGTGAGGGACCCACAGAATATTATCCATATCCAGGCCAGTACGTTTTCTGATTGCTTCCCAAGCCTCGCTGCTCAGCTTATTGTACTGAGCTATTTGCTGCTCTCCCTGCTGAGTTATCATCTGTATCAATTGGGAGAGTGCCTTGCGCTTTTCCTCCAGTTGCCTCAGCTTCTTGATCTCGTCCGGTGTCACCTGGACTGGCCCCGGTAGCTCCATTGTCTAATCTCCTGATTCCTGTTACGTTGATCTTTCTCCAGCCATCCTGCTTGATTTCTCCACGGATTAGGAAATCTTTTCCATCCGCCTCGGCTTCCATTAAGGGTGCTCCCAATTCTGGATATTTCCATCTATCAATTGTGCAAAGGATTGATGATGTGTCATCTTCAACAACCAGATTGAGGAATAAAGTATGGTGGGAGATAATGCGACCGCCCCGCTTCGCAAGTGATTGTGTCTCGTTGAGGTCACGCAAATTCCTCTGTTTAATTGTTCCAATAAATCTGTATGTACCCTTTTTCTCCACAATGTCTTCAATGTAGACAACCGGGCCTTTGACACCTTTTGGGAATGTTTTGCTTGGACAACCAAACACTCCTGGTGGAATGTCATAATATTGTTTGTATGTTTTTTCGATGCGATTGAGATTGTGCCAAGGGGTATTCTTTGGGGCAAGGATTTTTTGGCGTTGAGCTTGAGTGAGCCTAGAAATCCAGTCACCCCCTTTATTTCTTTCTCGCATATAGATTTCAGCAGTTTTGGGTCCAACCCCTTTAACGGCAATGAAGCCACCATAGATTTTCCCTTCATGAATCTTCCAATTGATATCGCTGATTTCTGGATCAAAAGGAATCAATTCAATGCCTTCTTTCATAAGCTCTCGTAGCAATCTTAATACGTGATCTTGATCAAATGTACGGCGTAGGTGAGCAACAGCAAATTCTAGCGGGTGCCTAGCCTTAAGATAAGCACACCAATAAGATAGTGTGGCATAACTAACTGCGTGGCTTAAGTTGAATGCCCATGATCCAAATGTACACATTTCATTCCACAGCTTTAATGCTGCGTCATCATCTATTCCTTTCTTTCTGGTTCCAGTAATGAACTTATCTCTGTACTGGTTAAAAAACTCTTCACCAAGGCTCTTAGACATTGCTTTCCTAAGTGCCGACACGTCTTGCCAGGACATATCCCCGAGGTCACGTGTAATCGACATAACCTGTTCCTGGTACACAATAGTCCCATAGGTGTGAGACGTATGAGGGCGCAATTCCTGCATTTCATAGTCCCAATCCTTCTCACCAGTACGCCTGACTATGAATTCATTAGCAGCACCACAATGAAGAGGGCCGGGCCTAGCAAGAGCAGTAAGTGCAACAATATCGTTAAACTCATGCACACCCATCTGACGCATAAGAGAGCGAACAGCGTAGCCTTCAAACTGGAATATTCCGGCAACATTGTCATCTTGAAATATCTTGAATGCCTCAGCCTTATCAAAAGGAAGGCGATACAATGAACGAGGGTCCATCCCAACTTGCTCACAACAATCCTGTATAACGGCGAGTGTCTTAAGACCCAAAGCATCAATCTTGAGAAGCCCGATGGCTTCTGCGTCATATTTATTAATCTGACCAATGTAGGCTCCATCCCTTCGGTTCACAGCAAAATAATTGTCTACTTCTTTATCAGCGACAATCACTCCAGCTGCATGTTGCCCGGTATGGCGTGGATGCCCCTCTAATTTAGTCGCCATAAGTAGTTTTGGATATTGTTCAAGTAATTCTCTGCCCACAGCAAATTGTTCAATTGTATCCTCAATTGCCATATTAGCACGAGCATCACCACCACTGCGTTCAACCATTACCTCTGTGAGTTTTTTGATTTCCCAAGAAGGGATAGAATAGCATTTGCCAACATCATTGAGCGCGGATTTCGGCTTGAACACTGAGACAGTGCCAAGACGAGCCACACGGTCAGCCCCATATTTGCCAACAATATAATCGAATACAAGATCACGCTGATCGTCAGGAAAGTCAATGTCAACATCTGGTAAATCCTCCCGGTTCAGATCAATGAATCGCTCAAAGAGCAAATCAAAGTCCAGTGGATTGATCTCCACTATTCCCATTAGATAACAGACTAATGATCCGGCACTTGAACCACGAGCTGGACCAACAAACATCCTCTGTTTGGCCCATCGTATAATGTCCGCAATAAGTAGAAAGTAATCTGTGAAGCCTTTCTGATTAATGAGGGAAACTTCCCGCTCATATCTAGACTTGTATGGTTCAGCAGTGAGATCAATTCCTCTTTCCTTTGCTCCCCGCAGGCACCATTCCTCCAATGTCTCAAGAATGTCCGGCTTGACGTTTTTCCCAATTTTGGGGGCAGCGGAAACACTATCGACAATTCGCTGTATTTCGTCCCAACCAGACTTAAGCTGCTCTCGTTCAATTCCAAGCTCTTGAAATTTGGCATTAATTTCATCCTCTCTCATCATATATCTATCACTAGGCGGAATATCATATGTTTTCCGTCCAGAACTAATGGCATTAACTAATCTGTAAGCCTCAGCTTCGTTAGGTTCGGGATAGACCGGGCTCAGGGATATTACCACGGGATACTCGCCCCGACGCACAAGATTCAATAGGGGCCCGGCCTCGGGGACCGCCGCTAGATGAAAGTTGCGTAGTTGGCTTAGATACTTGATATTTTCTTGAGCAATTCTATCAATGATCACAAAGTTGTTTTTGATTTTTCTGAGTTGTCCCCAAGTAAGTCGGGGCCTGTAGTAGAATTGTTCAGTGGCTAGTCCAACCAGATTGTATTGTTCCTTGAGGCCTGGGTCATTCTTTGCGATAAGAGTGACTAAATCAAATCGTGACTCTTTACCCTCTAGTGTTGTTGACACAGCTAGTTGGACGCCAAATAGGGGTTTGATCCCTTCTTTCTTACATGCTTTCCAAAAAGGAATATGGCCCCAACAGCCACCAGAATCAGCAATTCCAACTGCTGTAGAACCTAAGACCTTAGCGCGAGCAACTATCTGCTCAGGAGAGCCATATGCTTTCAGAAAGCTAAAGTCTGAATGAACCGCTAGATGATTCATTCGTCCCATACAACCCTTTCAATAGAAGTCCACGGAAAAAAGATCAATCTAGTTGGCATATTAACACGATATGCGAGTAGTCCAAGATTATCGCTATCTGAATATGCCAGTTGTTCTGCAGTAGCATCCTCATCGCGCAATACTATATTGATGTTTGTTCCAGGGTCAATTTCTTGCTTAAAGCTCATATCGGTAACCACCCTTTCTCATGCATTTTTTGAGCACACCTCATTGTAGCTTTAGCATCTGAGGTTGCTCTGTGTTGGCCATCAAATGACTCTTCAAACAGGTGCTGATACAACTCAATTAGTTTTGGAGGCTTTGCACCTGACCTTCCAGGTAGATTTAGATATGGAGTAGCAATCTCCATAAGGTCTAAGTGAATAGGCGGCCATGGAAATCTCCACTGGAGCCCATATCTTTCCAGGTTGTGGCTCAATAATGGTACGTCAAACGCCAACCCATTAAAAGTCACAAGATATTCACAACCCATGACAAACTTAGCAAAAGGAAGAAATGCTGCTTTTAGGTTTGGCTTTCCATAAAAATCTTCTGGTCTAAGTCCAGTGATTTTTTGGGCTTCTTCCTCGAATGGACACTCAGGGTCAATTATCTGACTGAAGTCTGCTCTTAAGAATAGACGTGATAATCCATCTTCCCCACCAACAGCTAAATTGGCTATGACTGCTCCAATCTCTACAATTCCTGGCTGAGGCGGCGCAGGCTTGAGTAATCCAGTAGATTCCAGGTCAATTGCTACAAAACAGGACATTCTGCCCTCTCAATTGCCCTTTGGAATAAGTCTTTCGTTGCTGGGCTTGCTCGGAATAAAGTTTCCAAGAAATCCATGAGGTCTGGTGTGTCAACCGTTCCCACCATGGACATGGTCTCTGTTGATGCTGTCAGTAGAACCGCCGAACCCCTTTCCATCTGGTTGACGTTGATCGAATTTATCAGTGCTTCGTGTCTGTTCATTTAGTTCTCGCGTCATGAGGTGTGCCAATAGCTGAACACCGAGTGCACCATACACTGCGATGTCAACGTAGGTATCAAATAATTCTACTAAGCCGATCTTTTGACCACTCATGTTTTTCTTGAGAAAGGTTTCTGCTCTCACGAATTTTCTTTTGATATCCGCGAAATGCTCCATCAAAGCAAAAAGCGTTGGATCGCTACCATGAGTCTCCATGTACGATCCATATAGCACTTCTTTACCATTGTGGATTTGGCGTATTCCTTGAAGCACCAAATCAAACGTTGGATCAGATGTTCCATGCGATAAGATGCTTGAAGAAAGTCCTGCCCGCTCAATCATCAAATCTGCTAAATTCATTTCAGATTTCATCAACCTTTCCTCATTTTGTCGATAGCTTTACGGATGAATTGACGGCAATGTGGGTCCTCGACCTTAGCAACTGCCTCTTCAAGCTCATCAAAATATCCCCGCTTCTTCGGGAACAAGAACATTTCAGCCCAAGGGTGAACCTTTAGAACTTCATCAGCCATCGCCTTAACCACTTCCCGGTATTCATCTTGTGTTCGGCCACCCGACCGGGACTTGACGATTTCTGATAGTGTTCGGAGATTGAACTTAGCAACAATATTGGTACAAATGTTTGTTGGAAGAACGCCTCTAGCATCTTCTTGAGTCGCTCCAAGATAAAGCAATTCACGATATGCTTCATTAATCCTGTGCATAATTGTCTCGTAAACTTCTTCAGAAATCTCACTTCCTTTAATGGAAGGCCCGGTGACCCACTCAAAGTCGGACATGTCATTTACACGCATAGACTGTTGAGCGTAAGACCCGTGGCGATTACGAACAAATTGATGAGTAAATGCTCGGCTTACACCCTCAATACAAAAAGTGTAATCAACAAACTCCCAAGAGCTAGGTATGGTATTGGCCATATATTCTAGCTCATCACGCTTTTTGTTATATTTCATATTAAGGATTTGGTGGTAATTGGCTCCGGTCATGTTTAACCGGGTCTGCTTAGTAAAGAGCAGAATTTCAACCGCGTCCACAGTGTAATTGATCAGTGATACTTTCATTTTTGCACCAAAGATTGATGGTAGAGACGCCTACGGCCCTCAGCTTTAATCAAATCATTGATTACTTCTAGATCGTGTATTAAGTCATCCAAGAGGATTTGCCTCCAAGTAGCAAATCGTCCTAGGGAATATATATTATACTCGCGAGTTAATGTGTACATAAACTCTTTTCTGATATCTTCATCGATGGGCATAATTTTACCGTATTCTTGCTTTTTGAACTGTAAATTATTAAGTCTCATTGCACCTAGTGGTATTCCAAAAAAGTCTAATACTTCCTCAGCCAAATCTTCTGGGTCTTTTTCTTCATCTGCTATAAATTCAGCAATGAGCTTATTGCCAACTATGCTGGCTCTATAACAAGGATTTTCTAGATCAGCAAAATATATGGTTTGATACACATCAGTTTCTGGATTGATAATATCAGCATTTAGGGCCCAAATTGGCTTTCTCTCGAAAGATGGCTGGTGCTTCCAATTTAGTTTCTTCATCATTATTGGCATAGGTATGGTGCTAATAATTGGTTCATCTTCTGTCTTGTTTGGGTTAAAGTCGTAATTGTAATTGATCGCAACGCCGAGCGCCAATTGCTGGATAAAATTGGGTGGTGCGATGTATCTAAAATCAGATGCTGTGTTCCAGACAGAACGTTCAAGTATTCTTCCAGCCACTTTGAGACTATACTGGTTGCAAGCAAATGGGTTGGGGAAATCAAGGAAGTGGTGTCCATGCACAATTGCTTTGTGCACCATAACTTTTCTAAAGGCAATTCCAGTAGCTTTTGAAATTGCATCACTTCTAAATCTAAGGAGTGCGGTGTGGTTGTGGGGCAATCCTGATTGGATTTCATATATACCTGGGTTCCTCCTGAAGTAATTAGCGGCAATTAAGCCAGCCATTCCTGCTCCAACGATCTTCATAGCATCGACCTCATGAATAGATCAGTTTTCGGAAGAACGATTGTTAATCGCTCTTTGGCTCTAGTCACTCCAACATAGGCTAATCTAGTTTCATCTTCTGGATTTTTTCTAGCGGAATCATGGGCCTTTTTGAAGCAATCAGTAAGACACACAACGTGATCCGCTTCCCGGCCTTTACACCCATGGTATGTCGTCAAACTTACCTTTGGCTCATCCACTAAACCTTGGAGCCCAATGTTGTTCAATATGTTTCTAATCAATTCATTCTTGTAGACTTCACTCCGGTTTCTGGCAAGATATTGCTGCCATGGAGCTTCCCAATTAATATTGATTTGGTCTTTATTTATGAATAAACCGGGGTTGTTTCTATCTTCTGCGCGGAGACGTTTTGCTTCATCCTTATCACCAGCAAATCTTAACAGTCGTGAGGCGTCGAATAAGGATATACTTTCACCCTTCCTAGCACGAAAATAAGCGTGGACCGCGAGCGCCTGATCCGTCTTAGGTATCTCGCGGCTTCTCCCTGTATAGGGGATGCCCCTGACCTCTAGAGACTTTGCTAATCTTTGAAGCTGTGCGTGATGTCTAGCTATAATCATAGTCTCGTGATTAATGTCCAAATACAATAGATCATTGTTGTAGAAATCTATGTGTCCACCTTCGGAAACTTCAATAGTCTTGTCTTGTCTCCTGCTAACGTGTTTGATTATATTTTGAGCCTTATTCCATATGGTTCTTTTAAGTCTATATGATTTGGGCAAAATTTCAATTTCGTCTGCTTCAAAGTCTAAGAAACCATATCTATCAGCTCCAATAAAAGCATATATAGACTGGTCGTCATCCCCAGCAATATATACTCTGGGCGTTCTAGCAAACATTTTCCTGACGATTGACCATTGTAGTGAAGATAGGTCTTGAGCCTCGTCAATAAACATAACATCACAATCGAGAGGCTCACCATACTTACCGTAAAGTAAAAGCATATCAACGAAATCAAATTTAGCGTGTCGCTCTTTCCATTTAGCATATCCATGGATAACTTCTTTCATCAATTTTGGGCTGATCCAATTTGGCCACTCAGATGACAATTCAGTGATAGGGACTTGACGGGCGGCAGCCAGCTGTCTGACTGCAAGTATTGCGTTTCCTCCAGACAAGTTAAATCCAAGTGGGAGGCCATCCATATCAACATCACTAGTAAAATGAGAAGAGAAAGGGATACCAATAGTTTCACCGAACTCAAGATAATCTGGAGCCTGCATAACGTTATCTTTCTTGAGAGTGTTTTCCATGTAGCAGATTCCGTGAATGGTTCGGAAGTATTTGAGCTGTGATCGTTCATCACTGATGTTCCTTAGCTTTTTGATCCGAGATATAGCTTCCAGTCTAGCAGATACTGTGTGAGTCAAAAAAGCTATTCTATCCAGTGGAGTCCCTGACTCCACTTCCTTCTGAAGCAAATCAAGCATCCTGGTAGTTTTACCAGTACCAGGTGCGCCGTATATTTTACGCTTCACCTTGGAGCCTTAAATCCAACATCAGGTTCAAGTCCCATATCTTTTTTAATTTTATCGACATATTGATCATGCATCTTATTCATTGTAGCATTTCTTCTTAAGATGCGCTCTTGAGAAGTAAACTCGATGTGAACAATTTCAGAAATCCTAATCACACCTGTGTGCCACTGCCCTTTAATTTGGATTAAATCGTTTGGCTTTTCATCCATAACTCTACACAATTCATCAAATATTGCTTTGGCGTTACGTTCATCTTCTTCGTAATAAGTTGTTATGGTTGCATTCGAGAAGAACACATTTACATAGTACATTAGAACACCTCTCCCATGTCTGTATCGAACCAACGTTCTTCACCAGCTAAATTATAAAACCATATCCACTCTGGAGATTTACCAAGTCTAATTTGTTTTCTTTGAAAGTTATTCTTTCTTAAGGCAGTCCATATACCTCGCTCTGTGACGTTATCTTTGTAAATGCGCCTGTATTCTTTTGTAAAGTCTGATCCACGAAAATATATGGTCTCTTCTTCCTGGTTATAATAAGGTAATCCCTTTTCCAAGTCTCCAATATCTCTTGACTTAGTGACCATGTTTTTGGTCCATTCAGTGAAGGAATTCATAACTTTTCCCTCCACTGTTAATTCATCCATTGGCTCAATTGTAAGGGCCGTTTTCATTATTGGCCCTATCATATCATCGTGGTCAGATTGCTTTTTAGAAGGCACTAAAACATTAAGGGCATCAGCTATTGCCATCCGAAATTTTCTAGGAGCCAATAGCGTCTCAGTATCCATTTCAACATCAACGCCATTAATCCTAGGTATCCAAACGGGAGGCTTTGAATCAATCTTAATCATTGACATTATTTCTAAGTCACCATAATATGATTTGTCTTCTCCTACTCCAAACGTTCTTCTGATGCAAGTGTCTTTATCACACACATTGCACATAGGAGTGTCTTTACATTTGTACTGATAGTTTTTCTTTCCATAGCTACGAATTATATGATTAATTTCTCCAAATGTTACTGGCGTTTCTAAATACTTCTGATTAAATTCCATTAATTTATCACGCCAAACTTCTGTTCCAAAAAACTCGTCTAGCTTCAAATAATAAGATGCCAAATGACAAAGAACATTATTTCTACCACCTTCGCTTACACCATTATCCATAAAGTGTAGAATACATGGAGGACTTTGAGCCAAAATGTCCTCTGGAGTCATCTGGCTGGGCTCTTGTTCCTTTCTCTTGAGATAAGCCGGGGCCTCTCCCGGTTGTATCTGTTTTGCGTTAGCCCACTGGACGAATTCATCTATGTCCAGCTTATCACCTTCTAGAGATATGGCGAAATCAACAGCCTTATCTCCACCATAATAAGGGATGATTATCCAATTTCCCTTATCTGGTTTGGCTTGTTTTGGGAATACTTCTGTCCCTTCAAATCCTAATGCTTTAGCCCATTTATGACCTAATTCTATTGCTAATTGTGCATCAATAAATCCATTAATGAAGCAATATAAATGCGCACCGCCAGACTTGCTTCGACAAGTGACCAGCGGGAGTTCAAGCTTCTCGACGTCAACCACAAGTTTCTTGTGGCTAACGCCATAATCATCTATGTCAATGGCAAACCAACTACAGGTCCCATCGGGCAATACCGGGACAATCCCAAGCATTTGTGTCCCAGATAGGTGCTTGTCCCAATCGTCCTGAGCAAGCACTCTATCTGGAAACGTATCGTTTGGGTAAGTTGTCCCCTTGCCCTTCTGCTTCCCGTCCTTACGGCGCTCAAAAACAGTATAAACGCCGAAGCAATCAGTTCGCCCTTGAAAGAGTTGGGCGAAAGATCGCATCAGAACCCTTCTTCTTCACTTACTCCCTGGCCCTCTTCAACGTCAGAGTAATCGACGTTGACGCCCTTGGTTCTGAGGCTCTCATGCAAGTCGAGCAGTGCCTTGAAAAAGTTTTCGTTTTTCACCACATCGAACTTACTTGAGAATTGGTAGTTGGCAAAAGTGTTCTCGTCAGCCTTATCCATGAAGCTAGATAGCTCATAGATGCGGGCAAAAGTGGGAGCAGGCCCCAACTTTAGCATTGCGTTGAATTCTCTTGCCTTCTTGGCAGCTGTACGAGACAGAGACAAAGCGATCATCTGGTTATCGTGATCCGGCAGCATGATCACATAGTTGTGATGTTCCGATGCCGCGGGGCCAGATTCAGGATCGCCTTGAATTGAACTCCCCCACTCACCGAGACCATCTTGGTCGATATACTCAGCAGTCTTATATTCGACGCTGATTTTACCACCAAGCTTGTCAGTAAATGTCTGGTGGGGCTTATCCCACTTATAGCGGAAATCACCATTCTTGTCCCTGACCTTCCTGGCCCTAGCTGCGATACCGCCACCATGGGGGCCTTTTCGATCATACCAAAGGATGAATTCTTTGGAATAGGCCACGGGAATAAATCGTAACGTTTCACCGGCCTTACACAGCACTTCTTTAGTAATGCTGTGAATCAGATCACCTTCATTAGCGATCTTCTGGTCCTTGACTTCTGGGGTCATAGCCTGGCCAAGCTTGAGCCGGGGCATAGCAATGTCTTCTGCCCCAATGTCTTCTTGGCCTGCGCCAGCATACTGTTCCATCCAAGAAGGAAGTTGGTTGTCTTCTTTCTTGGCAACTGATGTGCCCTTAGCCATCGTTTCACTTGCTCCTGATTCTTGCTGTCACTGTGGGTTTCGCGTTGCACCATTCAGGGACTTCTTGGCCCTGACTCATTTGATCCTTGACCCAAGATGTCAAGGTTTTGAAGTGAATTTGTTCTTTGACAATATCCTCGTGACCGTGCCTTTTGAACCAATCAAAAGCCATATCTCGGTCACTCGCGTAAATATAAGCGTATACACCGGCCTGGGTGTAAAGCGTACCCACGCCATCAATAGTCATTTTATCAATTTCTTGGGCTTCCATCATATCTGGAAGCGTTTTGGTCTCTAATCGTTCTTTTTCTTTATTGACTTCTTTCAGAGCCTCTTCAAGCTCTGCTTTTTTGTCTTTCAGGGCTCTTAGGTGCTTGGCTGCCTCTATAATCTCTGCCACTTTGTCCATGTGTATTCACCCTCACTGGAACATATTTCATCATCTGCTGGTCCCAGACAAGGATATTCATTTGGCTAGTGATGTCAAACCAAACGTGCCCCGCAGCCAGGATCAACACAGGGTGCCCTACTGGGATCAACCAATCTTCTTTGGTAGCTCCACGCAGCTTATCCCTTAACTGGGCAACACATCGCCCAATTTGAGTAAAGGATATGTGGCTATTGAAGAGTATGATTAGCTCACCGTATTCCTCAGCTGGAAGGAAATTTTTCGGTGAGCCAGGGTTATCCTGAAGGATATACACTTTTGCCATATTATATTCCCAATTCTGAAACTAAAGAATACGCCGGGGAATTATGACCGTAAATCCCCCGGCGTTGAATTAGTTGTGTGGGTTGTTTGTTCCGTGTCCGCCTTTCCCCTTTTTCCCTGCATGCGATGGTGCGCGGCCTGGATTCGTTCCATCACCGAGGCCAGACCGTGGCCCGTGATCATCTCCACCGTTATCACCACCACCCCCAGAATCGTCACCACCGCCACTAGAAGAACCACCGCCACCATCAGAAGGCCCGGATGACCCGCCGCCATCACTAGAATTGCCAGGCCCACTATTGCCGCGAGACCTTGGGCCGCGATTATCAGCCGCTTTGTCGCCTGGATAGACATACTCACGGCAGATTTCAAGACCGAGAAGCAGAAAGCAGCTCGCATCAAGCAGAAAGTTACGTCGATTCATCTTTTACCTCTTTTGTCAGATCCACTTTTGCCATCCTTCTTTTATGATTTGCCTGCTGATACTTCTATTCTCTCTCAAGCAAGATATAACTTTCCCATCTACTGTGTTGATAGCTGGAATGTCGAAATAAGTTATCAAGTCATGGACTTCCGATCCAATTCTGTGGGACCGATCCTCAGACTGTACTCTGTTTTCTGTGCTGTAGGAATTAGAAACGTATATGACAATGCTTGCAGCCTTGAATTCATCAATTCCAATTCCACCAGCATCCTGATTGCCAACGATACATTTGATGCTAGGATCACTAAAAAATCTCTTTCTATATTCACGGCGATCTGTTGTGCTTATACCACCATGAAATTGAAGATGCGTTATTCCTTTGTGTTCCAAAAGACTACACAAACCGGCAATCTCATCACGAAACCGGCACCAGATAATAATTTTCTGCTCTCCAGATTCATCAATGATATTGAGCACTTCCTTAAACTTTGGATTTTTAGATGGATCAACTAATTCAACTGTACCAACATTCTCTTTGGTCTCAGGATCAATTTGGGGTAAATACCCACCAGTTATTTGCTGTAATCTTAGCAATTGTGTCAAGACAATATTAACAGCTACCTCACCCTTATCTCCAAGATCAACCCGCATATCGTGTAGCATATCTTCGTATGCTTTTCTTTGGGCCGGGGTCAATTCCACCTTGCGCTTTATGTATTCTTTTGGAGGAAGTTTCAAACATTCTTCTTTCAAGACCCGGTAGCTGACCGAATCAACTTTTTCTTTGAGCTCTTCCAAATTCTTGTAAAATAGCACTTGATATCCTTCATATCCCCCCATAACAGCAAAGTGGTGTTGGAAGGAATAATAATTTGTAAAGCCAAGAATGTCTTCATCAAGGAAGTTGAATTGAGAGAATGCATCTAAGGGAGATTTGATTAATGGGGTGCCAGATAATATTCTAGCAATCGGGCACTCACGTCTCGCCTTGATTGAATTCTTTGTCCTTTTAGCAGTTCTATTCTTGATTCTTGTGCTCTCATCTACAACAATCATACAACGAAATTTTCTAACAAATTCCATTACTTCGGCAAATACTCTTGCCACATGAATCGCTTCTACATTTACAACCAATATGTGTAAGCAATTGGTATCATCCCACCTGCTTCTGAATTCCTTATATAGCTTCTTTTCCCTTTTGTTCTGAGAAGATACCCAAGCACCTTTATTGACCGGGACATCATCGGCCATGTGCTTAGTTATCTCATCCATGTCACCTGGATTATTTGTTACAGAGAATGTATCCTCTGAATCTACCCAGTTAGACTTAACACTGTTTGGAGCAATAACAAGCATCGCATCAATGCGACCCTCTCTCCAATTGTGTGCTGCGTCATCAATTGTTACTTTAGTCTTTCCTGTTCCTTGATCCATTAAATATGCAAATGATGGAGCATCCCTACCAAGAAGAAGTGCTCTCTTTTGGTGGTCAAGCGGCTCCATCTTGAATGGAACACCTTCAAGTGCGCTGTAGTCCCACGCATCATTATTTTTTGTTGATGCGATTTCTTCCCGCTTATTGCGGCGCAGTATAGCACTATCTACAAATTGCTCTGTTGAATTGTCCCACTCAGCTTGAGGAAACCATTTCTGAACATATTCTATGTTGACGAGAGTAGGTTTGAATTCCCACTGCTTTTTATCCTTATTCCACTTTCGTTGAGGCATCCCACGGATTTTCTCAACCAAAATTGGATCATAAGGAAACTTCATAGCAAGATTATTGCCAGAAGCGAAAACTTGAATCCCAATCATGTCTTTCCTCAAGTCTGACTCTTACCCTTATTATACCGTGGCGAAGCGTAACGTTAACCGGGAAAAATTGAGTTACCCTGACTCTAGGGTAGTGGTAGGCAACCTTTCGGGATAGGAGTTACTGAAGATTTATATATTCCCGGTAGTTACACTGTTCAGTAACCGGAGTAACCAGAAAATTGTAAATTGTCTAGTCTAATTTATAACGAGTGAGAATAGTTCCTAGGTTACGGTTACGTTGTGATTTGTGTAGGGAATTGTTTCATAGCGCATAGAATTGGCTCTGTTAAACCAACCTTCAAGGAAAACGATGTGAGTGTGTTTAGTTTCTACCAAACGTATGTACCAGCGCACCCTGTGATCACACAGGAGACCGGGATATTTATTGCCCTTCTCGACACACCACAGGCTTAACTTATGAGCTGTGATTGGGCCTATTGCCCCATCTCTTTTTACACCGATTAATTTTTGGATGTTCCTAACTGGATTCTTAAGGCCGGCATTAACTGCCCAATCAAATATGAATTCTTTAATCCAGTAATCATTGCCAACAATATGGTGTAAGGCTAATGGTCTCCAGTACCATTGATAATAAATCTGAATTGCTTCTTTTTCTTCTAAATTCCTTACATCATCTTTGGTTACTTTCTTTCCTCTCCACTGTTGTAAAGTCCATAAAGTGATCCCCCATTTAGTTGCACCACCAGGATCAGCAGGATGATCAACAAAACCGCCTTCCCGGACTATAAGACGGCGAATAATCAGGGTAACTATTGGAGGCACGGTTATATACACAGGAGGCATGTTTTAAGGGTCCGCGTGTAGGTTATTACATTTTACCCTGGAGTTTCTAATGTAGCACGTGCCTAGAAGGTCAATTTCTGCGCCTTAGCTCGTCAACCGCGATTTGTTGACGCTCTAACTGGTCTAAGATGTGTTTTAGCTCAATTCCATGGACTTCAAGTTTATTCCCGTGTTCTCTTATTAATTCCCATTGGCGAATGTTAGAAGATTTAGCATCTTCAAGGTTAGCCAAGCGGATACGTGTTTCAATAAGTCCTGCATAAGCGAAAGCAATGATGGCCCCAAGGCTCATCACAACCTTCCAATTTGCGAATAATGTTTCAAAGAACCCTTGGGTCTTTTCCATCACCATATTCCCTTAAAGAACCCGATGAATGCCCCGACAACTAAAGCCAAAAAAATTAGCATAGGTGCGTCTGCTGATTGTATATGTGGATAAAGTAAATTCATCTCCCCTCCAAAATCATATTGGTGGAAAGGATTTGTTCAAGTTCAAATCTGGTCAGCCTTACGCTGTACCCAGGATCAAGCACAATAGGTTCAAGCTCCAAACACTTACTTTCTGGACCACTTCCGCAAGCGGTCAACAATATCAGAAGTAGACATGGAGCGAACCTTGGAGCGAGTTTCGCTGGCATCTTTGACTCTCTCCACTTCTTTGCGTCGCTGTCTTAGTTCTTTCAGCTTTGATCCAACAAATAGCGCAGCAAAAAGGGATAGGGTGCTCTTGGTCTTTGCGGTAAGAGCACCCCACCCAATTTTAATAGCCTGGTATATTCCGGCAAGCCAGGTCATTGAGGCGGCTGGTTAACCCCGGCTCTTAGTGACATGAGCCCGAGACCGCCAAGAATCTCGGGCAGTTGGGTGATCAGTTCATTGAGACTGGAATCCCCCACAGCCCACTGGGCGATAGCTTGGAAGGCGAGAATGAACCCAAGGATGTAAGTTCGGTATCCTTTTAGGAACCCGCCACTAATGATGCTCAAGAAGTTCATCGGTGTAACCCTTCCCATAATAACCAGATCATACCGGGTACAGCCCCGATTATAAGACCAAGCGCCCCTTTGCGCAGAGTCTTTTTTACAACGACTGATCCTAGTCGCTGTTCTCTCAGGAAGATGAAATCTCGCTGCAGGTCTGACACACTTTCGCCTGCGCCAATTTCAACTAGCACTTCCTTAACTGTGCTTCGGATAAGCGTTTTGATTTCTGCCTCCGTCAAATAAACCTCATCGGTTGGTTTCACAATAAATCTCCAGAGCCCCAACGTGGGAACATCGAGCTAACTGGTGTGAATACCCCTCCAGCAGTCCTAGCAAAATTAGCAGTGTATCGGTATTCCTTGATGTTACCTTGCAATGGCCAACTATCGTTGGTTACTGGTCGTCCACCAATAGTAAATTGTTCTGCGCTTAGATAGCGTATTGTTCCCGATCTGGTTTGTGGACCAGCAATCATGCTTCCAACTCCACCAATCGGTGCAACGTATAGTCTACCCTGACCGGACCTGCAATCAACCCTAGCGTGATAAACTGATCCTACATCTGGGAACCAACTTGATATGATATTAAATGCTTGGTTGCCATCACTATTTATAGCGATAAATTGCAAACCACTAGTTTGATTAACTCCCCATCGCCAAGATTGATCTGTTGAAAATTCTCCCCACACACAAGCAAGAGTATTCAAAACCTCTAAGCTATCAGTGTAGAATATAGCATCCATGGTAAAATCACCAGGAGGTGTTAAGCTCCCGGTATGTCCTGTTCCCCAAGCAATCCAGCCATTTATATTCGGGATGCGTGCCCATGTTTTTCCAAATGGTGGGGTTGGACTATTAACTAGAACTGGGCCAGAACCATTCCAACTACTAAAAAGCCTCCCGGCACTAGATGCATCAAATGCTGCTTGGTTACTAGAAACATCCCAGTTAAAGCCCATCATCATTTGAACCTTGTCCCAGTGCGGATCAAGGTCAGGACTAAAGGCAATTGTTCCACCGCCTGCCGGGACGACTAGACCACCAACAAAACCGCCTTGAGCACTAAGTAGGCCCCATGTAACAACATCTAAACTGGCTACAGACATTTTTGCGTAACCAGCGACGCACGTCATATCCTCTGCAACAAACGAGGCACATAGAGTTAAGGAGGCTGGTAGAGTAACACCCGCCACACTATCGCAGAACATGTAGCCAATATATAGCCAATCTGTTGGGCTTAATGAAGATGATAGAGGGCCATTCGCCCAAACACTTGTGGTACCAATAGAATGGACATCGAATGTTTCAACTCTAACTGTTGGATCAGGGCCTTGAATTGATAAATGTAGCCCTGCTTTGCCTGTGATGCTAGTAGCAGTTCTTTGCCAAGCACCATCAAATTCATCATCATATCCACCAATTATTCTTTGGTAATTATTGTGGCGAATACCATTTCCAAAAGCCCCACCACCAATCCCATCATAACTTGTAACAGACCCACCACCATCTGTGTCTGTCCAAGCAGTGGCTAGGATAATAAGATCACCAGAACCATATGGTGGATTTGGATATGCTACAGTTGATCCACCTCTATTATAACCACGAGCAGCGCGAACACCAAGGGTAAGCGGCGCAGTAGAACCTTGTCTTGGGAATGCAGTGCTGCTTACTTGAAATGAAGAGCCGCTATACCGGGCCACGCCTACAGTAAAACGAAATTCATCAAAATATCCCAAAAAATTTCGATTAGAAGTATTTGGGTCATTACAAACTTGAACAGCACCCCCATTAGAATTGACATAATATGAAGTGCTAGTTAAAGCCTTAGACTGACCATTTATCCACATTTGTGTAACCCCACCGCTGCGGCAAACAGCAATGTGGCGCGCTACCTGATCTCTATAGTCTTGATCATTGACTAAAAGTAACTGACCAACAGTTCCATGATAAAATGAAATAAACCCACCAGTCTCTAAGAAAATCCCATATCGCCCTTCTCCTGTGGCCCCTCTGAATGCTATGCCATCAGAGCCACCAACTCCACTATTGGCCTCCCACCAGCCCTCTAAAGTGAAATCTAAACTGCCAATATTGCCCCGGCTCCCTACGTTCACTAATAAACCAGCACCAGCAACATTTTGACCTCTTCCTGTGCCAAAAACTGGTGTGTTTGTATCAATAGTTAATGAGCCAAAAACAGAAGTGACAAAGTGGTAACTTGATTCATCAGGAAATAAAGGTGATCCATCAAAACCATTAGCACCTATTAAGGCGATAACTTGGTGCCAATATGGATCACTTGAAACATCAGCAACTTTTGGCCCTATTCCAAGAACTGGCCATTTCCTAACTATTCCAGCACTATCAACATCAGTGAAATTAATAGTAAATCCTTTTTCAGCCATGCCAACAAAGCTGCCAGTAAATCGCTTAGTAAATGCTGCAGCATCTACAACATTGGCAATTGTATCATATATAAGAGAGCTAGAATCTGTATTCCCGCTACCATCTTGATCATACCAACTGGCTGCTGCTTCATCGCCAAATGAATTAGCAAAACCAATAGACATATCACTTCCATCATTGGAAGTTTCATTTGTGTTAAGAACATCAGCACCGCCAAATATTGCCATTATAAATTCTGGGGTATTATCTAAATCTGCCCAAGTCTTATCACCAGTAGCTATAGGCGCATCAACAATCCCTGCCCATGCACTTTCTCCACCAGTAAATTTAAGACATAAATATGCGCCAGACCATGTGCTGAAATTAGAAATAGTGGTAACATCAAAACTAGTGCTTGTTATATTGCTTATAGTATTTTTGCTACTTGTATTATTTAATATGTCATTATAGGAAACGGCCATACGCATATCTACTGATGCTACAGCATCAAGATCAGCGTGATATGTTCCACACTGTCTTAAATACACACCATCCCAAGAAACAAATCCCATATTAAAAGTAGCGTGAGCGGCAGCAGTATCCCAAACTCCACCTGAATTAGTTGCCATGCAAATTATTGCATCTGACTCAAAGCCTGGGGAAAATGTTTCAGTTGTACTATTTGGCATTGCCTCATCAAGAACGAGGCTCGCATTAACGCTGGAATCAATTAAAATAACTGTCACAAGATATGCTGTAGCATCGGTGACTGTAACGTTAATTTCTACTCCATCTGTGACCCATTGACTAAAGTTTGCTTCTAATACAACAGCGCCTGTTCCATCTAACAATTGGATGACTTCATCATTTGCTGCGCGATTATATGCGTCAACAATACTTTCAATTGGTGAAACCTGACGGCACATAACAACTTGGCTAACGCCATCAGTCATCCCGACGCCGCCATTTATAGAATTTTGGAACCCTGTATTAATTGTTGTCCCTGCTGTTACTAAAAAGATAGCAGCTGCCGGTGTACCAAAATTTGGGGCAGTAAATTGCTGAACGCCTGTTGTTGTTCGAAGGCTATCAGTTACAATTTCAAATAGCTCAGGTGGAATAGGTGGAGGAAGGCCAGTGCCTGCGCCTTCATTTGGAAACTGACGAATGTTATCACTAGGCACCAAACGCCTAACATCAACTGGAAAGTTTCTTTGCCCCATTAACGGAACCTCTCGACCGTGATAGAAATGCTCAGGTCTGAGGAACCAACAGCATTAGAACTTTGGCATTCTAAGCGTCCAAAGATTAAACCAGGAGAAGCAACATCTGTATTCAAAATCCCAAATGGAGACACATCCCGGTAATAAATGGATGAAATATCAAAATCTGATGCCCCACCATCTACAGAAGTGGTAAGTGTTTCATAAAGCAATTCAGTGTTAGCTTTGATGCTTCCAGACCAAAGATAAAAAGCGTGAGCTGAAGAGCTATCAGATTGGATAATCAGTTCAGTTGCGATTCCACGGTGACCCACTTCAAAAGTAAAGTCGTGAACCGATCCAACTATTACTGCTAACGAAACAACTTGAGTAGTCTTAATTGGCATAGGGCTGAATTGACCGGGGTTGAAGGCGACAGCATTGTTTGCCAGGGCCAATCCAACCGGGGGCCATGAAGCTGAGTATGAACTAACTAAGAAGCCTGGTGTTGCAGCAGAAACAAAGACTGGTAGCCCAGGCGTAATGTGCCCTGACCATGTATCATATGAATTGATAATTCCTCTAGAAATAAACAAATCTTGCTGACCACTCGCCACCGATTTATATGATATTGCTAAAGGATCACGCAAATCTAAACTTGTGCTGTTATACCTCCAAGCTAATCCTCCAGACGTTACAGCAAGAATATCTCCTGTGGAAATTGTCTCTGCTGTGGTTAGCTTTATATGCCAACCTCGATCCATTATAGAGAAATTGCTGTTTAGGCCAGTGTCCCAATCTGCTTGGCCTGATGGCTGTGTCTCAAAATTTTGGTTGTCAGTGAAGCTCATGTGAACAACTCCAGGCTCACTACTTCGGTTCTCGGCGCATCACCATAAGCATTGTACGGCGTAACCTTGAACGCGATATTGCCGCGCCAAGCCCCATTATCGCTGAAGTTAAGACTGTTGGTATAATTATAATGAGCAGTAGTAACTGAAACACTGCGCACAACAGTGTCACCAGAACCAACCACCTCAACTCGCCAAGCATGAGAGATAGCATCAACAGTAAATCGTCCATACTCACCTGTCCCAAAGCCGCCCACGCCATATCCAGCCATTCTGGCACTGTCTCGCCAATCAATTGGGATGTCTCCTTCTGAAGTGACCCATATTTTTGTCAGGCCCCTCCAGTCGGTGCTATTCTGGATGTAACGCGGCGTAGGTGCAACTTGTGGTCTCCAGTAAGAACCCAAGACTTGATATGTCTTAGCGTCTATACTAGAAATGTCATACGCGGCCCCAGCAAGGTTGTATGGCTGTACTTTGTAGTAAATAATCGTCCCTATCTTATCTTCATTGAACTCTTGAGTAAACACCCCTCCACCATGCTTGTGCCATAAATCACCGCTATTATGTGCATGGATGTGGGTTCCGCCCCAGCCACGGAAGATAGTGTCAAATCTATAATGATTTTGAGCTAATAGATTAACGCCTTGATAGGCGATCATCTCAGACCCAATCCAGATAAGTCCTGCGCCTATCGCTCGCGCAGCAGGGCTGACTTCATTAAGCGTCTCAAGGATGTTATAGGATGTGGTGGTGGGCCAATCACTATTTGGAAACAAGAGAACGTCAACATTCTCCTGCGACCCACCAACAGCACCCATACCAGTTAGGATGGTCCCGGCCAAAGGATAAGGCGAAGCTCTTTGTGCTTCTGCGTAACTTACTCCATCAACGCTCACATGCAAGACTGCTCCAGCAGCAAAACCCCAAGGCTGCCAGCCTACATAAAGCCGGGATTCAGTTGCAAATTCTGCTGGTAATTCATACATCCTGAAGTCTCTAGGTTCAGGAGCACGCTGGATGATTTGTACATTAGAGGCTGATGTAATATCTAGAGCCTCTGCTGATGTGGCAGCAATATAAGCAAATTCTTGTTTAGCAGTTATATCAAATTGGCCGCGTTTGCTTTCTTTCCAGGTTACAATACGAGCGGTAACACCCCCAGATAGGTTTGTGTGGAAGGAATCGACCAAGGTAATAACGTCACCTGGAACCAAGTCTGCATCTTTCCAGCCAAGCTTGAACTCATATGTGTCTCTAGCATAGAGATTACTCCACAAGGTCCGTGAGGCCATAGTTCTGGCCATCTTTTCTTTCATGACATATCTTGGTGGGAACTCTCTTGCTCTGATACGATCTAGGTCTTGGTCTACCTCATCTGCTTCAGTAACTTGATTTTGTTCATAATCCAATTTGCGATCAATGAAATTGACTTTAACAGAATTGAATGTATCTTGTTTCGCTCCCTTTGTGATTTTAACAGGAGGTGTGCCAGGCTGGTCTTGGAGCAAATGGTCATTGTCAATAGTCCTTACTGGAGCAGTTTCAAACTCCAATACCTTGAAATATATTTTACCATCTACCACTACTAAGAAGCCACCATAGAGTGACAACAAATCCTCTATGATAGATAAAACGTTTTCATCTCTCCTATATTGGGTTGAAACGAGAAAGCCTTGAGTCACACAATAGTTATATGCTTCACCATAACTTGTGTCATCTATCATACTGTCTGGAATATTTAGACCAAACCAATCATTGGTCAATATTTGCTTAATGATATATGGAGGCGGAACATCTGTGCCACCAGTAACATCCAAGGTTCCAATCTTGACCATGAATGTTTCTCTTGGCTCAGTATTTGGATATGAATTTGCATTGTTATTATGCGTCCCAAGAAGATATAAGCTATTGTCTCTTCTGTCTCTCCATATAGCAGTTTGAACATACCAGTGGCGATTAGCAGTTTCAGCTATACCAGCATAAATAGTATCAATTGTATATCCACCACCTGTGATAACATTAGTCATTTCCATGGTAAGTGGGTTGTAAATATATATGCGAACCTTCACATAAAGTGCTTCGGCTATCCCATCACCATCAATGTCCTGACTTTCAATTGTTCCATACTTCATATGGAAAGCTACAATGTATGCTCCATTGTCCATCTTTTCGACATATGGAAGCATTTCATAAAAATTGTTACCATCTCCCCCATCTAGGTCAACATCCTCATCGCCTGTAAATGGCATATTCTCAATTAAAGAATTCAGAACAGTTGCTTTACTCGTTATAGTTGCCTGAGCTGATTTAGATGATGTGCTAGATGGCTGATCAAAGTTAGATCGCTCACCAATGTTCCAATAGAATAGTCCACCATTAACCGCATCATTGACGAGATCATCGTCAATCATAGAATTTCCAGTACCGGCTCCACCAGCTAAATCCATAACAGCTTTGCTAAGATAAAAGCACAATAGTGTTTCATAACTTATGCCAAGAGTTATCACAATCTCTGGCAAAGTAAAGATCATTGTGTCAGAGTATGTACCGGGATTGGCCCCGGTTGTAAGTGCCCCGGTGGCTCCATTGTGGACACTAAGGAATGTCCCTGTCCATGTATTAAGTAAGGACGTTGTGACGCTGAAATCGAAATAAAGAAGCGGGACTTCAAACCATGTAAAGCTGGCAGTGTTCCCTAGGATGTTGTATTGAGTGCCGCGCCAACCTAGTGAATTGCCAAAGTCTCCAGATAGAATAGCATCAACTGATGGCATTTGATTCAAGATGAGACCAGTCTCAGCATCACCAGCATTCCCGATAATCATAATTGGATCATCAGATGTCTGGTTTCCGCAAACTGCTACTCCTATGCCACCTTCCCAGAAATTTAGTCCGTGTGCACACCAGACAGCCCCGAGGCATTTAGTCCAATCAGTGAGATCAGCGCCCCCTGCCTCAGCGGCGAAGATTGCTAGGTGAGTTTGAGTCTGTGCGTAATAAACAACCGCGATGTAAGCTCCGTCAAGAATAGGTGTGACGCTATGGCCACGATCTGCTGAAATAGGGGTGATAGATGAGGCACCATTGTTATCATAAAAATCATTAAGCATTGCTTCAATTTCATTATCAGAAAATGAAGTGACACTTCCATCTGTAAATATGTGTCTTTGGCTATCATTGCTAGTAAAGCGTGCATCCATCCACCAAGTGTTGCCATACTGATCACAAGGATCAGTAGCAAACTGGAGATGGCTTGTATATGCTCCGTTGTCTACATAATATTGCCCTTCTGCAGCAAAATCAATTGATGGCTCGCCGGGACCAATCTCCCATTGCAATTGCGGAATATGAGGTGTGCCACCTAGATCGAATTGCTTAAATCCAACCCAAGCAGTGTGTGGCCAGCGTATCTTGGTGCTTCCATCACTTATGACACCTTGAACGTGGTCCCATCCGCTTTGCTCAGCAGTACTTAATCCACCACCATGCCCACCATAATAGTAAGCATCTTCAAACGCAAGTGTAGCACTGTCAGGCTGATCAAGATTAAGATTGCCAGATAAGGCTGTTCCATTAGTTATAGATAAGATGGATTGATCATCAATCCTGTGAGTGGAAATCCATCCACCAAATATGACATATTCTTCTGGGGTCATCCCCAGATGGTAAATCATATCCCATTTGTATTCATAAGAGACTTCTGTTGTTGTGCTAGTTGGGCCCTTACCGCCGCCAGAGCCACCACCCTTACCGCCGCCACCTGAGCTCTCAGTTGTCTCTTTGCGAATTGTTTTGAAGTTACTCTGCCATATAATCTGTGACGAAACCTTATTAGTCCCAAACAAAATTGGCAAAGTGACACCGCGAAGTGCCTGATTAAAATTCTGCATCTCCTGAGCGCCGGGATCAATTATTTCATTCCGGTTTTGCTGCTCAGGTTGATATAGCCAGCTACCAATGAGCCAGCCAACACCAAAACCTATTTTGCCAAATAGGCTTCCGCCAAGAAGTGCTAGGGCTGGTGGAAGGAAGAAAGCCATTTGTCGCTCAACGTAAATGCTTTAGATTCACGCAAGCGCCCGTGATGTAAGAAAAAATTCTTTTGCGATATTTGTACACCACCAATTCCGGTGCGACCATAAGCATGGATGTAACGATTGGACCCCATATAAATAGTTCCATGCCCAAAATTCCTTCCAAATTTCCACACTACCAAGTCTGCTGGCTGAGGTCGTAGTATCTCTTTAACATAGGGCTTCATGAACCCTAAGTAAATCTCATTATTGTCTTTGTGAACGCTCCAATCTTCAGCGTATCCTTTTGGAAATGGTTCGTGTGGTATTCCTAGCGTCTGTTTGAATACTGAATATATAAAAGCCCCACAGTCTACAGCCACTCCCTTTATCATGGCACCTTTATGAAACGGCGTACCATACCAAGTTATGGCTTCAGCTAAAATGCTTGACCTTGTCGCGGAATCCATGGGAACCCTAAGAAGTTTGAGCTTGCATTATATTTGCTCACACAATCTGCAATAAATCTTTTTCGACACCCTGGATATAATGAGAACCCGTCATTTGAATCGACATTGAATGGTAACTGATGAGAAATCGAAAATCCATCACCGGAATGTATGCGAATGGTGCGTACCTCACCAGAATTTTGACCATCCAAGATAGTAAGTTTTCCTTTGAGGAAATATCCATTTGCATAGCTCGCAGTAAAAAAGCCAGACGCGACTGTGAAGTTTATCTTATCTGAGCTTGCGTTCAAAGAGCCAATAATCGTTATGCTGCTAGTATCTACTCCACAACCTGTACTTCCAAATTTCCAAGAGCATTGATCTTGATAAGAATAGTATGGCCAATTAACATTTATGCCATGGAAAATGTTTCTTGCTTCTCCACTAATCTGATTCCGGTCATAACTGTAATCACCTAGCTTACCAGCATATATAATCATGGAACCTAGATCAGGGGTGTCAGTAAATACACGACGAACTTGGAGACTTGCTAGATCAAGCCCATAAGTGTCCAATAACTCATTAAATTCACCACCGCTATTAGCCATAACGAAATTAACAGTAGCAATGCCAAGGTCGATTGTTTCATCAACTCCAGAGGGGGTGAATCCAGGAAATGGATCATATGTATTCCCTCCAAATGTTACTGGGGTTTCAGACGTTGCCCAGCGCCACTCTCTTGTTTTGGAAGAAAGTTCAATAAGCTCGCAAATAGTTACAGTGCTTTGCTGCAACTTAGCATAGTATGCTGAACTAACTGCTCTGGTCATGACCCTGGTGGGATTTCTCTAACGATAATGCTAGTGCTAAAGTTATTCCATATAGTAGATGACTGCGATGGCTTATTAGTTCTAGCAACCTTCCTAAAGAATTCAAAACTGCTAACAATCAAAGATGAGACTGCTACTAGCATAGTAACAAATCCATTATCCAAAGACATAACATAATGACTGGTGGCAATAAGTTCACCACTTGCCGGGTCTGATATATAAAAATTTGCACTATCAGGCAAGACCCGGTAGCTATGGACTTCTTGTAAATAAAATCCATCTCCGCTATTCATATTTATGGAACTGGCCTGAGTAACTCCATTGGCAGTATAATCGTATGGATCTTTAATTAAGAATGGCGTAATAGTCTTAATTGTGTGATCAAAAGCCTCCATTGAAGTTTGCTTAATCTCATTGAAATTCTGAGCAGTAATACGATACTCCCACAATGGGCGCTGCCGGGGAGTGCTACCTTGGTATGCTCCGCTGTCATAAAAATATTGCTCTTCAGCCCAATCCATTGTGCGCTGAATGTTAGCCCAGATAGGACTATTTGGAAAAATATCCATTATGCCCTATTCAACCTTCTCATGCGAAGAATAGCTTCAACGAGTGAACTACCTTCTTTCATAAACAGGTCTCTCACAGATAGCGCATCAATGGCCTGGATAGTGATGTTGAATAGATCGCCAAAACTAGGATCACCTTGTGGAGTTACACTTACAGTTTCCCCTTGAGATACTTTAGCGACAGGCGAACCGTTTAGCGATAGTACATTATTATCCACGCCGCCCTTCCCTCCTACCATAAAAGAACCGCCGTGAGCGAACCCTAACAGCCCGCCTAACAGTCCGCTTCCTCCAAATGGCAGAAGGAAATTACCTAGGCCAAATCCCCCTTGGCCTTGAAATACCCCCACAAGAGCCTGATGGGCCAGGTATCGGATAACTGCTCGTGTGATTTCATCATAAAAATCTAGCAAGACTTCCTTGAATGTC